ACTCGTAACTGAGTAAATAACTCGGTTCCGTAACTCGGTTGTAACTGGGTTACGTAACTGAGTTACTACAGCAACTCGTAACTGAGTAAATAACTCGGTCGGCGCCTACGTGCGCGGAAAGGTGGCGGACCACGGTTGTCGTGCGCACGGCCGAACCGCGCGCCAGCTACGACGGCCGTACAAACCCGCTAACGGCCGTTCGTGAGTCGGTCCGACGGCCGTACGGCGGTGATTCGGCCGTGAGACCGCCGTCGGACGTGAGTCGGTCGTTTTGCTACTTGCCACCGTTCGGCCGTGAGTCGGTCGAATTCGTACGATTAGCACCAACTTGCTGCCAGCGAAAGCCTTATACCATGCCATCCCCAAAGGAGGATGTCGCCAGATAAAAACTGGTTGATTGTTTGCCCCCGACGGGAGACCCTTGCAGTGGGTTAGTTCCTTGAAACGGCCGTCGGGCATCCGAACACTGCACGCGGGCCGTAACCCTCGCGAACCGCCAACCCTCAAGGGCCGACTAAGACGCGTAAGTCCCGAATGAGTTAGGGCGTGAATGGTTGCTATGGAATAGTCACGAACGGCCGCTAAGGCCTATGTCAGCATGTAAGACGCAAGAATTTACTCGTCGGCGTGAGACCGAAACCTATCCGACTCACTCACGATAAACAACGGTAAGAGACCTTGAAACCATGAACTACGACACTTTAGTCACAGTCGACTTGAACGGCGCGGAAACCAAAGCGGCGGCGGCGGCACTGCGGACGGCGGAAGCGGCGAACCGCGACAAAGGACGGCCGAACGTGGCGGACGAAAAAGTCGACTATGCTGCGGCCTTTGAGTCGGCGTATACAGCCTTTGGCGGCATCACAGTGCGCATTACAGTGCAAGATGCGATGGAGATCGCCAACGGGATCAGCTACGGCCGACGGGCGAACAACGACTCAACTGGGGCGATGACGGACGCGCTCGCGTCGATTCTGTCGGTCGTCGATGAGGTGTTGGCGAACAATGAGTGAATTCAAGCTGTATGTTCCGACCGATGCGTTTGAAACGGACGATGTGGCGAACAAAACGGTCGGCGACGTGCTTTGCGAGCGTGCGGCCGACCACTACGGCGGATTCACGACGTATGACGGTCGTGGCGGGTGGCTTGACGGAAACGGCAACTTAGTGAGTGAAAAAGTGGTCGTTCTTGAAGTCGTCGCCGATGAAAACGCCGATGTCAACCTTGAAACGTTCGGAAAAGTAAACGCCCGTTGGATTCGTGCGGCAACGGACGAGACGGTGGTTATGTTCACGATTGACGGCGATAAATACATGGTGGAATGATGCGGTGTAATCACTGCGGTTCGACCGACGGCGCGGCCGATGGGGCGATATGGGCGTGTTTTGACTGCGGTAAGTTCGGTTCGCTGTAAACGCCCCCGTCGAAATTAGATAACTGGCGGTTATTTTTCGGCGGGGTAGGGGGTGCATTAGGATGGCAGACGTGTTGGTATATATCCAAACCCGTGTAGACCAATTAAAAATTATTATTTTAATTTATCCACTTATAGTCAAAATCTGGCGGCGCATTTTCAAGTTTTGTCATATGACATCTCATACCTCCTACTACGAACTACAGAAACTTAAAGCTTTCGTCAAGCAATTCAACACACATATATGCCGCCGCCCCGCCGCACGCTCGAATAATTTTTATAAATTTTTCTGCTAAGAACCCGATTAACGGGCGTCGCTAAGGGCGACAGCCCGAAGGCCTGTCCATCTCACAGGTCTGCACCATACAGGCGTAGCAAGACTCCACGCCCATGAATCGGCGGACGGCTGGCTCACCACAGACCTCACAGGACACGTACATATTTCATATTGCACCTCCGTGTACGCGGCCGTGACAGCGGCTACACAGCGTAATGAGGTTCCGTAGTGTATTGGTGCCGCCACAGCCGAGCGGCACGATATGGTGGACGTTCAGTTTTCTGTCCTCGTTGTTGGGACAGGACTGACATTCGTAGTCGTCACGTTTCAAGACGGCCCCACGAAGGTCTTCCCAGTCATCGGGGTAGTCCCGCATCTCCACGGCCCCAAGGAAGTCACTGTACGACTGCTGCTTGACCCATTCAGTCGTTGACATGACGCCACCGTTGTCCTTCGACTTGACGCCCCGATACCAAATCTGGTTCGAGTCGTCGTGATGGGTCGTGAGGACCTCTCCGTCCTCGTCACGGTGGTAGTAGGTATTCCCGACTCTGATGTGCTGGCTCATTATCTCCCCTTACTGTAGTTAGGGGCTGTGGGTACTAAAGGGTTTCGACGTGCTCCCCAACCGAACACTGCCGAGGCTGTGCCACTGCTTCGCAGTCGCCCAACCGAACACTAGGTAGATGTTCCCCCTCAAAAACGGGAGGTCGTGGGCGGGCGGGAAAGTCTACGTAACAAGTGCCCCTCCGCATCGCTCTGGCGATGCGTTCGATAGTGGACGACGCAAGGTAGTCCGCAACCTCCGCAATCTTAGTTATTACTGTGAGTCATAACACTTAAGTACGAGTAGGGCGTAGGTGTATGTGTAGCAAATGACAGTGGAGTCGCACAACTTGGCAACCGAGGAGGGCAATGGCGCTCGCTCGGAGATTCAAGACAAATACGACAGCGAGGAGTACCAAACGAAAGACCAGCGGGCAGACACGCGTACGACGTTCTACGAAAGTGATATTAACGCACTGAACGTCTCCGAGCGGCGTAAGAAAGAGCTACGCCGTGCACTCAGGCGACAGGAGGGTGAGGACTACGGTGAGGGTGGAAGTGCGGACAAAACTCGTAGACAGCGGAAGCAGCAGAATCGTGAGGAGTGGAAGCGGCGTGCCATCACGACCTACGCCGCTAATATGGACATGACCAACGCGCAGAAGGAGCGCGCTAAACATCTGTTCATTGATGTCCTCACTATTAACACGTTTGGACACTACTCGTCTGAACAGGTCGCGCTGGCCGTGCTGAACGTGGTCGCACGTGAGGACGGCTGGCGACTTGAGGACGACAGTCAATTCCACTCGCTCATGGTTGAATGCGGCATTACCAGTAATGAGAACGACGACAAGCCCCACATGGGACGGATGCGTAAACTTCGAGAAATGGTCCGCGAACGAGTGCCGTCGATGGCGGCCTGAAAATTCAGTTGCAGTAACAGTACCTCTTTTAAAGCGAACCCGTCAGTCGATGACGGGCGAGTCGCTTTTAAAGCGAACCCGTCAGTACGGTGTAGTTGGAACGGTTGCCACAGGCATCTCGTTCCGCGACGTGTCATCCTGCTTGGGACCAGTGTGGCACGACCGCCACCCCGACCACACCGTTTTTGATACTTTACACTCATACACATGACAACTGACCTACGTAGCCGCGTCGCCGATACTATCCCCGACAGTGTTGAACTGTTCGAGCAGGACGGTGACGTGTATGGGCGGGACGAACATGGCGAATTTAAACTGGACCCGCTACGTGGGAGCGATACGCCCGTAGACGACCGCTGTGGTGCGGTCTGTAAGTACACGCAGGAGCGATACGGGCAAACGCGCTACTGCACGGGTATGCCCGAATCCACGTTCGTTGACGACGGTTCCGACTTTTGTAAACGACATAAATCACACGAAGCACTCATGGAACAAGCACAAGAACTGTTCAAGCACGGACACTTCGCCGTTAATTACGTCAACTTCGCACAGAAACTCAACCCGACAAAGTTTCTGTTTGCCATTGAAATGGTCGGCGGGCTGTTTGAGATGAGCCAGCACGAATTCGAGATTGAAGAGGAGACTCGAACCATCGGCACCGAAGACAGCACGCTCATTGCGGAGGAGGCCGTCGACGTAGAGCTTCCCATCCCCACGAACGTCACACTGTCGTTTCAGGCAGACCAGTTGTGGCAGGCCGCCCTCGCAGAGGTTGAGATGAACAACATGCGCGAGGTGGTCTTTGATGACAAGATGGAGAAGCAGAAGATTGCACAGTCGGCCGACATGGAAGGAAAGATTACCGACACGAAGATGGAGTCGGTCGAGCATCACCTCCACCTTCCTATCTCTCGGCTCACCAAGGACATCAAGGAACACCTTCAGAATGGTGGCGTCCAATTAGACGACGATGACGGCGGCATAGTGACGTTCCAGCAGAACGACTACACCTTGGACGTAAAACCATCTGAAGTCGATTCTGACGCCGCTGACGGCGTTACAGAGGCAGCCACAGACTTCTCCGCGGCCCTACAGGAGCAGGAGGACAAAGAGGTTGAGGTCGAGGTGTCGGAGTAAGCATGTATGACGAAATCCCAGCCGAGTTACGGCAAAAGCTGCCGCATGACATTCGGCTGTACATGCGTAACTTCTGGCAGCATCCTAACGACCCGACACGGAAGTACGACTTCTATACTGACGACGGGCCGCCTGCCGAGGACAAAGACGAGGAGAACGAAGGTGAGTTCCTCCACTACCTCGCCGACGAGGACGGGCCGATGGTGCCCGCAAACTGGGGCGACATCGTGGTGCTTAACTTCGCCCGTGGGTGTCTGAAAACAACGACAGCCACTGCGGCTGCTGACTGGGGCGTCAGTCAGTTCCCGATGATTGAAGTGGACATCACGGCACCGCGTCGTGAGCAGTTCACGGAGGTTATGGACCGATTCAAGGGTGCGGTCAAAAACAGTGGTGTTGAGCAACTGCGGACGAAGAACAACGTCTCTCACCAGAAGTTCGAGCGGCAGTTGGCCAACGACGGCGACCCAGTACACGTCTCGGCCGACGTGAAGGCGCGGTCGGCGTGGGGCAGCGGTGACGCCCTTCGTGGACTGCACGGCCACTTCGGCATCATTGACGAGTTTCAGGACGTTGACGAAGAGATGTTCTCGACGTTCCTTGAGGCCGTGGACCAGTCGGTCCCGAACGTGCCCTACTTCCCCACTATTTTTATCATCGGCACGCCCAAGATGGCGAATTCTTTCTTCCACGACCTGTGGGAGATGTCCGACCAGAAGGACTGGGACGGCGACGCCAACGAGTGGGTCGTGAACGACGAGCCTGATGAATTCCTTCCACAAGAGTTAAAGGACCAGCGACAGGACCTTCGTGAAGAGGTCGAGCAGCTTGCGACGCTGAAGGGCAACGAAGACGTAGACCAAAACGCCCTTGAGCAGGAGATTCAGTCCAAGCGAGAGGCCGCAGAGTCGATTCAGGGGTACACGGTCACTGGCTGGCACATCGACCAGTACGAGTCGCCGCTGCACGACAACGCGAAGATTGAATTCAAGAAACAGAAGTACACGGAAAAGAAGTTCAAGAACGAGGTGCTGGCCGAGTTCTACACGCCCGAGAACGACCTACTGTCCGACAAGCATATGGACGAGGCCTTCAACAAAGACAAAGGCTTTAAGTCCAAGCGCGTGTACGAAGACAGTGAGGTCGTCGTTGGTGTAGACTGGGGCGGTGGCAGTGGGGCCGACGCGTCTGACACCGTAATCGTCGTCGGTGAGAAAATACCGATTGACGAGAACGAGTACGAGATTACGCTGCGCGACATCAAGTTCCTCGACTCGGACCTCAACAAGCAGGACGAGTTGGAGGAGGTCGAGCAGGTGATGCGTGATTTCGAGGCTGACCGCGTGGCAGTGGACGAGGGATACGGCGCGAAGCAGCGTGAGGACCTCCAAGACGGTAATTCCATCTGGAACAACGATGGCTATGACGAGGTGTGTGGGATTATCTATGGCAACATCAAGGATAAAGACGAGCCAAAGTTTAGCGGCTCCTCGTTTGATGATTCTGCCTACTGCACGGTCGCCCGCACGCACATGATTGAGAACATGGTCAGCGACTTTAAGGCTGGTCGTATCTCCATCCCCGAGAAAGACTTGACGGACGGTCGTGACGGGACGCGACAGAAGCTCGTTGACCACCTCACGGCCCCGTACACGGACCGTGTGAAAACGAGCGACGGGAAGAAGAAACTGAAGGTACTCAACGACCGTAACGACGACGCCTTCCAAGCGTTCGTATACATGTGGATAGCAGCAAACAAGTTTGGCTCACGTCGGACGCTCAAGAAAATCGGCGGCCATAATCGCAGTGGATACTAACTTATAATGACAGATGAATTTGATGTTCCCGAACCGACGACCGACGCCACAACGTCGTTCGAGAGCAAGACGAGTAAGGTAGCGGCACACGAATACTCCACCGAGACGGCCGCACGGAGCGCGGGAGTCGGCACCGACAGCGGCGACAGAGCGGACGAGGTTGACCCTCGACGCCTGATGGCGGACCCGCACACGAACGACCTGCGATGGCTCTATCGCACGTCGCTGGCTAAGACGCTTGTTGATAAGCCTGTGGACGACTCCTTTAAGAACGGGTTTGAGGTCAAACATGAAGGCAACCGTGACATCAGTAACCTCTTGGACGAACACGATTATGTTGAACACTACAAGCGTGTAAAAAAGAAGGCCCGTCGTGACGGTTTTGCGCTATCTTTCTTCGTTCTCGCTGACAGTTCCGACGGCGTGTGGGAGGACCCGATGGACGATAGTGTGCAGGTCAACGGCGTCAAGAAGTTAGAGGCGTTGACGCTGGACGACATGGCCCGTTTCAAGCGCAGTCACGGTGTTGTCCCCGCCAACGCCGAGGCCGACCCACTAAAGGAACTTGAGTACGACGAGTACGAGATTCGTCCGACGGGCATTGTAATGGACACGGACCCCACGAGTGAGACGTACAAGGAGCCACTCGGCTACCTCATTGGCCCGCCCAACTGGATTGACGATGCAGACTCGATTGACGATGTGAAATTCTACCACCGTAACCGCTTCATCCACCACGTTGAAAACACGGCCGTCGACGGCGACCTACAGGACCACTCGCTCGGGCGCTATGAGGGCGATTCGATTCTCGTGTCCGCCTACCACCTTCTCCGCGGGCTGAAGAAGGGCAACTGGTCGCTGATGCAGACCATCTTCCGCTATGCGGCCAAGTTGTACCACGTCGAACTTCCCGAAGACGCGGACAACGACGACTGGGAAGAGGCGAACGAGAACATGCAGAACATGAATGCGAAGTCCGAATTAATTACGCCGTCGGGCTATGAAATTCAGGACTTCCAGACGGATGGGCAACTTCAGCCGCAGGAATACTTTGACATCATATTCGACCAAGTGTGTGCTACGTCGGAGATGACGAAGAGCGTCCTGTTCGGCACGCAGAGCGGCACAGTGAGTGGTTCTGAAACTGACATCAAGAATTACTTCAACAAAGTCGAGCGCCTGCGTCAGAACGACTTTACGCGTGACATGCAGCGGTTCGTCAACCGCACCGTTAGTCTGGTTGACAACCGTGCCAGCAGCGACTATGACCTCGACTTCGAAGTTGAGTGGGGGCCGTTGTTCAAGTTGTCGGAACTGGACCAAGCAGAGCGGGCCAGTCGCGTCATGCAGACGCTCTCAGCCGCTATCAACAACTTTATCCTAACGCCCGAGGAGGCTCGTGGTATCCTGCAAGAAGAGTGGGCGGACGTGAACATCGACTGGACGGACGACTTTTCCGACGAAGAGAAAGAGTGGCTAAAGACGCTGAACGTCGCGCAGGTCGGTACTGCGGAAGTTATCGAGAGTCTCGGCGGTGAAGACCCGACGAGCGGTGGTGAGGAGATGGGCGGCAACCCGCGTGTCGGGCAGAACGGTGGCGGTATGGAGAACGGCCAGCAGACGGCCGCAGAAGACCCGACGAGCGACAGTCTCAGCGACCGCGACGTAGACCGCATCGCTGAACGAGTCGCGGAGATGATGTAAAATGTTTGACTACATACTCCCTCCGAGGAACGATAAGCGAGATTCTGTTCAAGATGGGAGAACGCTGGTGAGACGAGGCCAGTTAAATACGGAACTCGTCAGTACGGTACACACGAAGACGCAGATTGAGGTAACTCAACTATGACAACGCAACTGCACGACACTGGAGAGGAGTTCATTATGGACGCGGTGTTCCGCTCGGACACCCTCACGAAGCCTAACTCGGTTACTGTCGGGCTGTTCAACGACAGCACGGACGCGCTTTCTGATGGCTCTGACGTGAGCGGCATCACGACTGAGCCGACTGGTTCGGCGTATGCCCGCCAGTCCGCTTCGCTGGATACGACCGACTTCACCAATTCGGACTCTGGTGGTGACTGGCAGACGACCATCACTGACCAGACGTTCGACACGTCCGACAGTTCGCAGGACGTTGACGCCTATTTCATTGTCGTCAACTTCGCGGCTGAGGATACGTCCGACGCTGGCACGGCCACCGACCACTTGTTCTGGACGGGCCAACTCGACCAGACCTACGACCTGAACTCCGTGGACTCGCTTACCCTCAGCGGTGCGGGTCTGAAGGTGAACTGAATATGAATGACGATGAGGCCGCGCTCTTTATGATGACTCTCGCCGCGCTTCAGGCCGCCGAGACGGCCGACAGCGGTAGCGCGAGCAAGGGCTTCATCGAGAGCGCCGAACCGATGGCGGCTACGTGTACGGTTGAGACTTCTGAGGAAGTCTCCGCCGAAAGCGTCGGGTCGAAGACCGACGCTAAGGTAGAGCGTAGCGACTCCAAAGCGTAAGACTTATGACCCAGTATCTCCTACTCAAAAGTGATGGTGAACCCGACGACCCAAATGTCGGTCTAACGAGCGATTCACAAGGCGAGGGCGGGGTACTGGGCGGCGACAACTACGAAGCGGCGGCAACGTCACACAACGGCTATCTCGAACTCACTGAGTCTACCAGTGACTACGTAGCCATCGACTCCCAACTGAGCCAGTCTGGTATCAGTGAGATGACTGTGATGGCGTGGGTTCGGTCTACTGACACGTCAGGCGAGGCCATTATCTCATCGCACGACCGTAGCGAATACTACCGTTTCAACCTTATCAACGGCGTTTTCGACTGTTCGTTCGACACAACTGCTGGAGGTGGCGACTTCTCCAGTGGTGTGAACGTCGCTGACGGGGTGTGGCATCACCTCGCCGCTGTCTACGACGCTGGTGAGGTTCGGATGTACGTTGACGGACGCCGTGTGTTTACTGGTAGTGGCGCTGGTACGTCAATTGGTAGCGGTGTCTCTCGCTACGGTTTTCTCGGCACTGGCTCCGAGGCAGAGTCGTTCGACGGTATTCAAGGGCCGAATAGTTATGGCAACCTTGACATCTCCGACCATCGGCTCTATCTCGACGCCAAGACCGATGCGGAGGTCGAGGCCGCGTTCGAGGGCAACCCACCGACGACTGGCCTTCACGAGTATCTCCCGTTGACGGCCGACGACGCTGGTCGGCTGAACGACGCGAGTGGTAATGGACGACACAGCTATCTCCGTAACGGGGCTTCGATTCTCGGTTCCGAGACGACCACGAGTCTTAACACGTTCCAGACTACTAACACGACGAGTACGACACCGACTGGACTGACACAGGCTTCCAGCCTCATCGACCAGCAGGGTGGTGTATTCGGTAGCGCCACGGCTGGTAACTACTATCTCCACTTCGACCAAGATGATGGTGTCACAACCTCTGACGATAGCGCACTCCATTACAACGACTTTACTGTCACTTGGTGGATATATCGTGACACCGAACTTCAGTCAGACTACGAACTAATCATCGGTAACGGTAATGGCTTTACGTCTGACGACGGTACTGGTGGACGCATCCCGTGGATTTATTTCCTCAATAGCGGTGATGGAAGATTTCACGTAAGAGCGAGTGTCGATGGTAGTGGTAACGACGGACTCAACACGTCACTTAAAAACGAGCGTGGTGTGTGGGAGTTCTGGACTGCCAGAAAGAACGGAACTACGTTAGAGGTAATCAAAAATGCGGAGTTCTCGAACGCCGATAGCACGACCCTCAATTCCTCAACGCTTGGAACTGGATACGGTGGAATAAAGTATCGTAGTGATGGTCGAAATTCTGTAACATTCTCGCTCGATGATTGTCGGTGGTACAATCGCGCACTCACCGATACAGAAGTTCAGAGCGTTCAGAATGGAGATGTTCTGTACGACGGCATCGTGGCGTGGCATCACTTTGACACTGGTATCGGGACTACCGCAAAAGATGGGTCTGGAAATGGTATCAACGGCTCTCTTGGTGGCGACCCGCAGTGGTATGCGGATGGTGTCAGAACGTCTGCCATCTCACAGACATCGACTGGCACTTCCACGACGCTCTCGAACGCGCTCCGAGATGCGTTCTCGGCGTCCACGTTCGGTAACTCGTCGTCGGAGACGACCGCTGGCGGCCTCACCGAACTGTTCACACACGCCGACCAGCCTGCCGACCCCGACACGTCGAGTGTGAGCGAGGCGTTCACCGAGTCCTTCGACACTGTTCAGCGCACGGGCCTTGGAGACGCTCTCAGCACCGTCACAGGCGACACGACCGTAGCCACGACCCAAACCATTCAGTCGCTCGAAAACGCGATTGCGGAGCCGCTGGTGGCCGCTGAGACGGTCGCACTCACCTCGCAAGACGCCGACTCGTTCGGTGAAGTGTTCGCTGACGTGTTGCGTGCGAGCGGCAGTGCGCTCCCGACCAGCGCGGTTGGTGACACCGCTGTCACCTCACTCGGCACGGCTCAGGTCGCTACGGCCTCGCCACAGTTTGATATAGCCGAGGTAGAGATATTTGCCTTCGTGTCACCCGAATCCGCGACCGCTACCCCAAGGGTCAGTGGTGGGGAAACCACCACGGACGCGGTTGCACTGACCGAGGACGCGGTGATGGTTCCCATCACGCCCACGATGGACGTGGTTATCAAAGTCCGAAGCGGTCAATTGGGTGTCGAAGGTAAGTTTTCTGACAGCCTCGCCGCGAGCGTCGGCGCGTCTACAAGCATCAAGGTCGCCAAGACCGTTGCCGATGCGGAGAGCCAGTCGGGCGCTGTCGAGTCTTCGACTGTGCCTGACGCCTTCGCGGCCACAGCCGACGCCATAGAGCAGTCTGGTGATGGCTTCACGACCTCGACCGTCGAGGCGCTGACCGTCGCCGCCGCACTCCAGTCGTTCGCTTCGTCGTCCACTACGTCTGACACGCTCGGTGAACTCGTCTCCTCGGACAGCACGGCTGTCGGTGCGGATGGGTTCTCCTCAGCCACGCCAGACGCCGCTGTGAGAGACGTGGTGGCATCTAAACTGGATGCGAGTGCCGACACCAGTGCGACATCCGAAGCCCTTGCAGAAGCCGCACAGGCGCTTACAGAGCAAGGCCTCGCTGACACGCAGACCGAGGCCGCCGCTCTCGTGTCGCAAGTCGCCGCCAAAAGCCAGCAAGGACAGGTCGATACCTTCGTTGGCGTCGAGGGTCTTACGCAAGACGTAGACACCATCGAACGTGTTGGTCGCCCCTCTTCGTTCACTCTTTCCGAAGCGGCGAAAGCAGTTTTCTCCGTGGAGGAAATCGACACTGACGCACTGGCCGAGGCACTGCCGCTTATAAGTGCCACACTCGTCAGTACGGTTAACGTGAACGGGACGGCTTCGACGGACGCAACCTCTGATGGTGACGTGACTGGCGCGGATATGTCCCCCGTTGACGCTCTGTTACGCATCTTGTTCGCCGCCATAGGGGGGTCGAACGCCGCCATTCCGATTACAGAGCAGAACGTCCGCGTCGAGAATGACCGTAACTACGTAGAGGTGGTGAACTGAGATGCACGATTTCAAAATCAAGCAAGGCGATACACGACCCTCACTGGAAGCACAACTTCTGGACGAGAACCGCGAGCCGCGTGACCTATCAACGGTTGACAAGGTTCGCTTCCATATGAAAGATGTGGACACCCAAGAAGTTGTCGTTGACGATACTGGTTTCATCCTCAACACCAGTGAGGGGAGCGTCGTCTACGAATGGTCTGACGGCGACACCGACACGCTCGGCCGCCATCAGGCTGAGTTCGAGGTTCACTACGGTGACGGTGGGACGGAGACGTTCCCGAATGGGGGCAACATTGAAGTCTACATCACCGAGGACTTAGCATAATATGACTAACGCTATTCTTACGCACGACGCGGGCGTCTCCGCCTTCGACGGGGCCAGAGGTGTCGTGTCCACCGACGACGATGAAGTCTCCTTCAACTGGGACGAGAAACACATCGTCACCGTGGACGCGCCCGCCGACCTCGAAGGAGCGTTCGACACCGACCGATTCTACAAAATAGAAGGTGCGACCATCGCCCGTCCGATTAAGCAGACCTACGTTGTCGGTGACAGCGTAAAGCACTACAAGAAGCCCGCCGACGCGCTTCGACGTGCTGCGTGGTCGTTCGACAACGCCCCGTTCACGCTTGGGCACCCCGACAGTGGGATGGTCAAGAACGTGGACGACATCCACGGTTTTTGGCGTGACGCTCGCTACGACAGCGATGAAGACCGCCTAAAGGAAGATCTCTACATTCCCGCCAACGACGACGAGGCATTGGAGTGGATTGAAAAGCATCAGGACGTGTCGGTTGGCTTTTACAATCGCGTCGCCGAGCAGTTTGACGGCGACACTGGTGACCTGACCGACGACGACGTTGACGGCTTTCAGGTCCAGTTGTATGGCGACCACATTGCTGGCGTGAAGCGTGGTCGCTGTTCGAGCGAGGAAGGTTGCGGCCTTGATGGCAGTCCGCATGGCAAGGTTGTGGCCGACGCCACGACGCTGTTCGAGTCCGAACGGAACATGACGGAGGGCGGTGAGATGTTCTCCGAGGGCGACCGTGTTCGGTGGGACGCCGATGCGGTCGTTGCGCACAATCCCGATGATGAGAGCGGTGTCATGATTGAAATTCTGGACCGCGACGGCAACTCGACAGAGATGGTCACGACCGTCGATGAACGGTCTCTCATGCACACTATGAACGACTCTACCGACTCATGTCCGTGTGATGTTACGTCTGACGCACCGTCTGGTCTCTACGAAGAGGACGGGACGTGGTACGGCATTGCGCCGTCCGAGACCGCGGACGACGAGCCGAAGTACGAACTTGATAACTGTAATGACGTGAAGGATGCGTGGAACCTTCGAGGCAGCGGAGACTACTCCGTTGAGCAGTCGACCCTTGAAGCACGCATCAAACGTGCGGCAGACTCCCACGACTGTCCGCCCGAGCAGAAACCGTGGGAAAGTGATACAAACATGGATAACGACGACGATTTCGACATTCCCGACCTTTCGGTCGACGCACTGGCCGATAAGAATGATTCTGTCTCCGACCTGAAGGCCAAGCGAGACAGCCTCGAACAGACCGTTGACGAGATGAGGGGCGACCTTAAGGCCGCGCTCGACTCGCCTGACAACCTCTCCGTTGAGGTTGACGAAGACGAGTGCATCTGCGAGGGCGTCGCTGCCCTTGCCGAGGCCGCTGACGAGGCGGCCGAGGAGGCTGCCAAGGTCGAGGAGCTTCAGGACGAACTGAAGGAGTATCGAGAGGACGAGCGCACTGACGCGCTTGAAACTCTTTCCGAACTTGGGGCCAACACCGACAAGTTTGAGGACGAGAACCTCGACGCGCTTGAAGAGGAGATTCAGCGCCGTAAGGAGGTTCTCGACGCGGCTCCCGACGTGACGGTCAAGGACATCGACTCTTCGACCGACTCGAACAGCACGAAGAACAAGAAGTCTCACAGTGGTCCCCGTAAGTTCGGTCGTGGCCACGGTGCCTAACTTATAAGTGGCACCTGTCAGTACGGTTAATGTGAGAGCAGACGAGACTTAAACACTACATACAATGGCACTTGAATTTTACGTTGAGCAGGCTGACCGTTCTCCGCAGAGCGGCGTCGCAAACGAGGAGATTTACGCTGGCGAGCTTATCCACGATGATGGCTCTGGCGTTGACACGCTCCTCTTTGCCGACGGCCCCGAGAACGTTGGCCTCGCTCGCTACGACGCGGAGGCGATGGTGGCCGAATGGGGAGAGGACATCGTTGAGGAGAAGTACGATGCTGGACAGCGTGTCCAGTATCAGCCGCAGGAAGACGACTCCATCCAGCGAGTCCGAACCATTGACGACGAGACGGCCCCCGCCCCCGCTATCGGGCATCGAACAGTTGTCGGTGTTGTTGACGAAACCAGCACCGACGCCCCGTCCAACGCAGGGGGGCGCATTGTTGAGGAGGGTTACACTACCGACCTCGACGGTGACACGACTTCTACGACATTCAGCCGCGCTAACGGCAACTTCAAGGCCGTTGGCGTGGCCTACCGACCTGCGCAGGAAGCGGGTCAGGTAGAGGACCGCTATGACCATCCCGTTCGTGTCATCATGTTCGGCGGACTTGAGGCTTAAAACGAGGTAATATAAATGGCAACTACTTCTTTCCACACTGAAGAGGACTTCACTGAGCAGGTCGCGCCCGACGAAGACGTGATGCTGACCCGTGAGGGTCGGGACCGTCGTGGGCTGCGGCGCGAGGTCGCCCCGCTTACCGAGATGGAGCGTGGCACTCGCAAGATTGAGGAGGGCGAGGGCACGTACGTCGACGCCAAGTCGGACATGCCGACTGGCACGACTGGCGTTGGCGAGGTTCTCGGCAACGTCGACATCGTTCGCTACGTTGGCGACGACGTTGAAATTCCGCGCATGACGCACGGCATGACCGTCGACGCCGAGGACCTTGAGATTGGTCAGGCGTCGGAGAAGGTCAACCGTGCGCAGGATGCGCTGATGGAAATGTTCGACATTCAGGCGGACCTCCAGTTCCTCAAGGGCATCACGGACGAGAACGGTAATCAGGTCCAGCCCTCGGTCTTCGAGTGGCTTGACAGCAACATGCCCGCCGATAACGTCATCAACGCTGCGGACTACTCGTCCCAGTATTCGATTAGCAACGGGCAGCCGTCGAACATTATCCAGCGAGTCGCCTTCGGCAAGACCGAGGGTATCTACGCTGACGACTCGTGGGACTTCGCCATGTACGACCACGGTGTCCGCTCGCTGTGGAACACCATCGACTCGAACAGCGGCGCGCAGATTAAGTCCCAGTTCATGGACCTCGGCGACGACGCTGCGGGCGTCGGTTCGTCTATCGTTGGTGGTGAGTTCCTCGTCCCCAAGCAGACTGGTCTGCGCACCGCGCCCGACCAGCCCGACACGCTCCAGTTCGACATTAACTTCCCGACCGCGCAGAACGGCGCGGACGACGACGTGATGTATCTCATCCCCGACCACGGTGGGGACTTCTTCGAGATGTACGAGCAGCCTGAGCCGACGATGATTCAGGAGCCGATTCGAAAGAACGGCGGCCAGCTTGAGTACGAGTTCTACTGGCGTGCTGGTCAGGCGTTCGGCTTCGGTTCGCACGAGACCGACGACGGCGCTGGCGGCTCGGTCGCCCACGACGTTGTGAAGATTGAGAACGTCAGCACCCTCTTCTAACGGGGGGTTCTAACGTTTGACAATGGCTGCCGAATCAAATGATAACTACGATCCCACGTATCGTGAACTAAATGTTGACGAGACGCTATCCAGCCACGATGCTCGAATCAGCAAGAACGAGCGACGTTGGCTGATGGGCAAGGGCGCTTTGGCTGCGCTGGCCGTTATTAAGGGCGTCGACTTCGGCATCGCACAACTCGGTACTCTAATTTAAATGACACTCCCCGACTTCGCACTCACGACCGACGCCGAACTAAAGGCGGCTGTTCGTGACACAACGAGTTACGACGATAACACGGACGAGTTGCCGTCTGCACAGTTGGACGGCCTCTTAAACGACGCGAAGCGGGACATGTATGGTCGGACTGGTTCAGAAGAATGGTATGCCGACGTGAACTATGGTCAGGCGTTGAAAGCGTGGACCTCCATCACGGTGAAGGCTGCCGTCGAGAACATCAACATCGACAGCTACGATATTGCTGACGAGTCCATTTCGCTGTCCAACGCGGACCCCGAGGACTCACAGCAAATTCAACTGTGGATGGGGCAGGTCTCACGGGCGCTTCGTGACGCCGAGGTTAATTTCACGAAGAGTCAGGACCTTAGTTTCTCGAATACGAGCGCATATATCGGGTAATACTGATGGCACGCTCATCTGGCTTCTCAACCAGCCGACCGCGTGCGGGCATGACGCGCATTATTCGGTCCCGCTCGCGTTCAGTTACCGTTAGTCGGCCGACCACGAGCCACACGGCACTGGACGACACTCAGGAGTCGCTGTCGGAGCATACAGAGACTTTGTGGCTTTTTGCCCCACAGGACTCGGTGGCCGATGAAATAGCAGGAGAGCGCGTTAATGGCTCTTTAGGGGGTCTCACGACTGCCGACGGAGACGTGGACGTGCAGAAGAATGACCGAGTGACGCATGGCGGCGTCGAGTACGAGGTCGATACGGTTATCGGCCACCCCGAAGACGCACCTGCTGATGGTACTGCGACGCCCGACACGGACTTTTTCATCATCAGCTTCGTTCGGAGGCAGACCTAATGGCTGGTGTAGAACTGGGCGTTCGTGACAACATCGACACTGTTATTCGGTCCATCGACAAGTTTGAGCGCGGACTTCGACGTGAGATTAGAAAACGGGTCGGTCGTGCAATGGCGATGTGCGCACAGCGGGCGCGGATGTACGTACAGCGCGACGCCGACTACAAGGGTAACCTCCACGACTCTATTACCATCGAGCGAGACTCACGGAAGCGGAGTCTCAGCTTTTCCGTGTTCACTGACAACGCTATTGCGCCCTATGCCGCTATCGTGGAATTCGGCAGCGGTCAGAACGGCGCACGTGGAAACGAGTGGGTTGGGAGTCAGAGTGTGGGACAGCCTGACCGCTACCCACCCAACTTTCCGTTTGACTCGCCCGACATCGACATCAACCAGTCGAACCCGTACAACTTGACGGGTAAGCGGGCTTTCGCAGGGTTTGTTGGCCACATTGAAGAGTGGATGTCTACCAAGCCCGTGACGCCTCGGTCTGGTGACATGTTTACCTCGGCAGTGGCGATTGCAAAGGAGATTATCGAGAAAGGGAACCTTGCACACCCGTTCATGCGTCCAGCATGGTTCGATAGTGAACTACGCGTCCGCAAGGCCGCGGCAAACGCGGTTAAAAACGCTACACGATAATGGCCACACGAAGAGAACTTCGAGAGGCATTTTACAGCCATCTCGAAACGGCGGCCGACGGGCTGGTACCAGCCGATAATATCGGGCAGGAATACCCGAACGAGACGGAGGACCTGCCAACGATTATCCACGGTGACAACTACCGTCCCGTCCCGATGAACACTAAGACGGGGGCGAAAGATAAAAACGTTGATGATGTCAATGACATCGTAACGTTTATTTACTCGGTACACATGCAGGCGCAGTTCACGGTCGTCATCAAGGCGGCAAGTGAGGGCACAAAAGAAGGCATCTACGAGGCCGTTCGTAGTTACTTCGAAGAGTTTACACTTCCGATTCGTGACGCGTCGGAGATTCAGTCCGACGTGTGGCGGGTCGAGGTGCTTGACGCCGCCAGCCGCGACGACGAGGACAGAGAGCCTGTGTCTCGTGGTGACGCGCTCACAGTGAACGTGAACTACGAGCGCCTTTACGAGAGCGACGAAGACGGCATCATCGACGTGCAAGAAACATTCGACATTGAACAATAACACAGAGATATACTAACAATGACAGAAATTTACGGCGTGACTGGTTCCGTTACTGGAACCTCGGTCACCGTTCGTTCTGGTGGTACTACGGCCGTTAGCGCCGCGTTCGAGACGACAGTCGGTCTTGTCGGCGGCTATGACGCAGCCAATGGTACTGCCACTGGTGGAGAAGTTGTACAGATTGAGTCGTCCGCCGAGGCCGAGACAGCCTTTGGTGGGGACTCCGAACTTGCGACGCAGACGGCGCTGGCCTTTGCGAACGGCGCTGGTTTGGTCTACGCGGCCCCGCCCGCAGAGACGGAGGCCACTGAGACCGTTACGACAGCGTCTTCGTACACGCTGGCGGAGCCGCCCGCGTTCGACCCGCGTGTCAACACGGAACACACCATTGACATTACGGACACTACGGAAGCGGTGTCCGTTACGGTCGAGTACGTCGACGGCACGCCCACGACCCCCGCTGACGCCAATACGGCCGAGGTCAATCCGACCACGGGCGAGATTGCGTTTGACGAATTGAGCGACTACGAGGTCGTCTATACGTACGGAGACTACACTACCGCTATCGAAAACGTCGCGGCAAAGGTCCCACGCTCTATCGGTGTTTGTACCGAGAACACGAGCGTGACCAACACGCTTCTCTCGGAACTGAACACGTACGACCCGAACTTCGACTTCATGCACGGCTACGTCGGCGACCACGTGCCTGAGGTCTCTTCGTACACGAATTCCTTTGACGACCGCCGACAGGCCTTTATCTCTTCAGCCCGTGCCTACACGGACGAGGGCGAGACGGAGGAGGTTCGTACTGTCGGTGCCGTCGCTGGCAAGCAGTCGGGTCAGGCACTTGGCGACTCGACCACGGGCGAGAGTCTCGCTGGTCTCTTCTCGCTAAAGACTGAGTACAGCAACGCTGACGCTGGTACGCTTATCGATGCTGGTGTGTACGTGCTTCGCACGGATGCTGGCAGCATTGAGGTTGTCAAGGACCGAAACACGTCCACTGACCCGCGTTTTGAACGCATTGCGTGGTCCGAAATTGTTGACGAGGCGACTGAAATTTCGAATAGTATTTCGGGCAACTTCGTCGGCAAGGCGAACACGGCGGAGAATCGGCTGCTTCTCCGTGAGTCGCACAACACGTCGTACCGCGAACTTCAGAACGACAACCTCCTCGACGCCTTCAACGTCGCGGTTAGTGTGGGGGCTGACGATAACACAGTCAATCTCGACATCGGTCTCGACGTGGTTGACTACATGGACCGCATTAACGTGACCATCACTGTCGGTGACGTGGTTCTCAACGGAGGGGCCGTCTAACGAGGTAGATTAGTATGTCATGGAACCCTACTAACGCAAACGACGTAACGCTTATCGTCAGTCGCGTCATTCGAAACGACTCTGGTACTCGGACTGGCTCTGCGGAACTGGCCAACACAAGCGCCATCGTCGTGGACGACTTCTCGCTTGAGAGCGAGGAAGACATGGACGCGCTGTCGGGCATTGGAAATGCGGAGGCGCTTGGCGTCTCTCGCGGTGACGTGGACCATTCGTTCTCCTTTACGGTGCAGGGTGAGGACGCTGAACTGTTCTCGTCCATCGCGTCCGAAGACGGTCGTTCCGTCGAGATGGAGATTGTCCTAAGTGCCGAAGACTACACGGACAAGATGACGGGTGCCTACGCTGGTACGCGAAACATCAGTGGGTCGAGCGGTGACCCGATTGAGTTCGAGGTCGAGGGGCTTGCGACGGGCCGAGACGACTCGGTTGAGCTATAGCCGTAGCCTTCGCGCCAGCGCAAGACTGCCGTCGAAGACCGTGCGCCATCGCGGACGGCAATAAGCGCAGACCTATAGTTAGCCACCCACTTTTTTATTTAGCATTTAAAAGTGTCAGTAAGTATAGATGTTCCCATACGTCAGTCCATGACGGACGACTGCGGTGCCCGTACCCGTCAGTACGGTTAATATGAGTCCCAATGAGTGATTTATTCGCGGCGAGAGCCAAAACGGAACAGGGTGCGGAGTGGCGCGGTAACATTAACGTTTCGATTGACGACGAGCCGCACAATCTTACCGTCCGCCAACTGCGTGACCCCGAGCAGTGGGAAGTCATGTCGAAGGTTGATACCGACGAACTAGAGGCACTTCAGTCGGAACTGCCTGAAGACAAGATGGAAGAGTATCAGGAACTTAGTGAGAAGGACACCCTCACCGAGGACGAGGAAGACGACCTTCAGCGGCTTCAGGCCGAGGTTGAGGACTCTGACATCAATCTGTTCGATGAACTGTCCTTTGAAACCTACGAGGGGCTAAAGCAGGCGGGCAAGTGCGGCGTCGAACCCGACGAAAGCGACGTTCGGAAGGCACTGACTGAGTTTACGGACGAAATTTCCGAGAAGTACGGTTCTACGTCCAACGAAGCGGCCAAGCAGTACATCAATGACCACGTTATTGACCCGATGATTGAACGGTCGACCAACTTTGCCTCGTTCGCTATTGGCGTCAAGGTCCTTGGTGAAACGCTTGGTGATACAAAAAACTGACGAAGTTGGCCGAGTCTGATATGGGAAAGGAGATATACACACTCCACGACAACGGGCGTAAGCTCTTTACGTCGGCCCGTGACTGTACTCCCATACAACGCTTCGTCTACGTGATGGCCAAGAACTATCACAGCGAAGAGTCAGACTCGTCTGCCAAGCCACAGGGCATGGATAAAGCCCAACGGTTCAACAAGGCAACGAAGTTCTAACCGCTGTTTTTCTCCCCTTACTGTAGTTAGGGGATGCACCTACTTAAATCTGTTGAGTCACAACTACAGTTTCTCTATTAGTTATCCGTCAGTACGGTATAGGTGAGACGAACACATGGCAGCCATAGAAAATCTCCAAATCATTGTCGATGTAGATATTGGTGAGGCTGTCGATAATCTTATTGCGTTGAAAGACGAACTGCGTAATCTTAAATCGCAGATTAGCCGCGTCGACCGACGTGGTACACGCGGAATTAGTATCGACACCCGAGTAGAACCGATAGCCGACGACCTCACCATGATGTCGTCCATCATTGAGTCATGGGAGGCTGGTAACAGTATTGACATCGATACCAACGTCAGTAAGGGCGGGTTAGCCGCTGGCCTCAGCGGGGCCAGTGCAGCCAGAGCAATGGGGGGTGGAGGAGGAGCAATGGGTGGTGCTCGTACACCCTCGCCAATGGCCGCACTGCGCAGTGATAGCGGTTTGCTGGACACTGTTAGTGACCTTCGGAAGTCGTTCAGCAAGATGGCTGAAAACTCGGCTATCACAAATATTAACATGTCGGACATGCACAACATCATGGCCCGACTCGTGCCGCTCCTGTTAGTGTTCGTGGGTGCGATGCCTGTTGCCATTACAGCAATGGTCGGTCTTGCCACGGCCGCTTTCGCCGCCGCAGCGTCGCTTGCTGCTATTGCTGGCTTTGGTGCACTTGGTCTCGGCCTTGTCGACGGCCAGTTTGACAGCGAGCGGCTGGCCGACGCTTTTCAGGATATTAAGGACGCATTCATAGAATCGTTTGCACCGCTTGCTGAGGCACTCCAGCCAACATTCGAGCGGGGGTTGGCTGGTCTTAAAAAATTCTTCCAAGCCGTTGGTCGAGAGGGTGATGCGCTGGTGGCGCTGACGGACGAGGCACGAGCATTCGGTGGTTTCGTTATTGACTTCGTGCCCGACATGCTGCGCACACTTGCGTCTGTTGTGAACGGCCTTGCGAGCATCTTTGGCAACATCGGACGCTGGCTTGAAAATAACTTCACTGACGCGATGCGGTCGATGGTGGAGATGACTGCACAGGCTATGCCGACGTTTGCCGAATTCGTGCAAATTATTCTCAGTGCTATCGGACCCATTACGCGTCTGTCACTTGGCTTCATGCGTGTGGTGAACGTCATCATGCGCGTTATTGGTGCCATTGGTGCCTTTATTAACTGGCTTGGTATTTCGTGGGAGGTTCTTGGGCTGGTTATCGGGTCTCTGCTGACGTTTATCAGCGTTGCGGCGCTTGGGTCGTCCATTCTTGGTTCTGTATTCGTCACGGCCATTGTGGACGCTATTGTAGCACTCGGGTCGTACTTCCTCAGCACACAGGCTGCGACAGAAGGCACGGCACTGTTTGGCGGCACGCTACTTGGCACAGTATTGACTGGACTGATAAACTTTACGGCAAATCTTATCGGTTCTATCGCCGCGATGGCTGGTTTCACGCTTACGGCCTACGAAGCGGCCTTCGCTGCGGCCGCGTTCTGGACGGCGCTGACGCTCGGGGCCGCCATCGGACTTATTGCATTCGTCGGGGCGATGGCGAGTCGCTTTACGGACCTTCAAAGCTCCATCGACGGGGCCACGTCCTCGCTTCAGGACTTTAACAACGTCCAGAGCGGCATGGACGGCGCTGGTTTCGGCGGTACTGGGACCAGCCCCTACGGCTTTTCGCCAGAGGGTGGTTCTGGTGGGTCGAGGGGGGGGGGTAGCGCGGGCGGAACCACCTTCAACGTGGAATCGAGTGGTAATCCTGACGAGGACCGTAGCAACCTCGACCATGCCGACTGGATGAGTGGGCGGACGACGGGGAGGTAATATATGGCACGACTTGGCATCATCGCAGACAGTGGCGAACAGACGACGACGGAGGTTATTTCCCGCAAGGCAAGCATCAACAGCGAGCCGACGGGGGAGTTTGACCCGTCCGTTGTGCAACGAATTAAATTTGACAACAAGGGTCAGATGAGCCGCATCACGACCGAATGTGGCGAGTCTGAAAACCGTCGTGAAGCTGACGAGAAGCCGAAAATTACGGTCGAGGGCATCATCACCGAAGACGAGATAGGGCCGATGCGTGATTTAAAGAACACAGAAAACTTCACGTTCGTGTCTGATATTTTTAGTGGTGAGGTTATTGTTGAACGTCTGTCTATTACGCAGAGTGAAGACCTTCTGTACGTAGAAATGGGTGGTGGGGAGAAGGAATTGGCATTTGACTTTCAGATGCAGCTAAAACAGCCCTAATATGGCCGACATTTACTCCGACGCTGCTTTCGACGGCTTTGACCATCCCTCACTGCCAGATGTTGGACTTGACTTTTCCTGTAAGAACAGCGGGTCGGCAACGATGCCCGAGGCCGTGGTTGACATCAAGTCCGACGGCGTGTGGACGCGACTGCCTATTACAGAGGTCGAAACCCGCGTTAACAAGGACGGGCCTGCCGACCTCGCAGCCACGTCACGCGTTTACTGCCCTGTTACGTGGGGGCAATCTGCAAACGGGGATGAAAAAATCCCCATTTACCAGTACGTGGGCGAGGCTGATAAAAGTGACGATGGGGAGACCGAATTCGACACGGCTCGCGTCATGTACTGGAACCAGTACAGCGAAGAGTACACGGTCGAATCGTTTGGCTATGTCGCTTCTGTCGGACCGTCCGCACAGAACGGTGTCTTTCAGTTCTACGTGTACGATGCCTCGGACCTGATGAATAATATTTCCGTCACGAAGTCTTACGACGGCCCGACAGCACAGCAGGTCGCCGAATTCGTGGCGTTCGACCCGCAGTACGGCCTTGAGGAGAATTCTCCCATTCCGATTATTGGCGTTACGGTGACTGCGCCGAGTGAGGAACGTGACGTGGAAGGCTTTTTCGAGTCGACCACGAAGCAGGTCGTTGGGTGGGTGAACGAAGATGTCCCGATTCTGAAGTATCCTGACTCCATCTTCGAGGCTGGAGAGGGCTTTCGAGAGTGGCTTGACGATACGCTGAAGACGGGTGGGCACAAGCACTTCCGTAAGAACCGTCACACGCTAACCGACGTGATGGTCTGGCTCACGTCTGAGATAGGCGGCTCGTGGTATTTCGAACCCACGGCCGAGGGCGTGGTTCTCGTTGTCAACAACGGTGCCGAAGACGACTATAAAATCGCCCGCACGGCCTACTATGACGGACAGTTCGACCCCGATGGGCTGGACTACATCCAAGGGTTTAACCCCGTAGCCGTTGACGTGCTGAACAACAACTCGCTTGAGGACTTAAAGCCTATTAACCACCTCGAACTGAACGGCGAGACAGCGGAGTCTTATCGCCTGCCGAGCGGCGATAGAGTCACTGTAGACGGCCCTATCACGTCGCCCGAAGAGCATACGAAAGTGTTTCCGCATGTCGAGGTCGACTATCCACCGCTGTTGGAGCGTGCTGGTGGGCGAAAACTTGGCCCACGACCAGTGGAGGCGGGAACGTCAACGCTGTCAGAGGCCCGCGAGCAGGCCGTAGGGATGTTCAAGAAGCGCCACGAGGACAATACTGACGGCTCAATTGAGATTAAGGCACTCCCGTCTATTCGCCCCTACGACTACATGGCGGCCGTGCCAGTGTGTAACAACACGTTCGACGCTGGCATGAATCCGATACAGTACGAGGTCAACAGCGTGAAGCATCACGTCACGGCCGACGAGCCGTATACCACGTCACTGGGCGTCAGTTTGGCGCTTGACGAAGACCAACTTGAAGTAACTGCTGAATTTATTAACGTCAATGACCAATAACAAAAATCCCTACGCACTCGACCAAGACAACGTTCGAGCCGCGTCGTGGGACCATGATGTAGTGCGGGCAGAGGTCCTCGACGTGCTGCCAAAAAGCCATGCCGTCCGCGTGCAGCCTCGTGGAGAGGCTATTCCGATTATCGCACCCGTTCTCACGTTGACAAACGGCTCGCTCACGTTGCCCGAAAAAGGACAGCGTGTTGTGTTGCTGTACGTCACAGACAACACACCTGTGGCACTGGGTGGCATGTATCTTGGTGACGGCAAATCGCCGCCCGACGCCCAAGAAGGTGACCTGATACTTGGCAACAGCACTGGCTCTACTATGAAAATTCACGAGGATGGGCATATCACAATCAGCACGGCTGGTACGCCCCCGATTGACGTTGACCACCAGAGTGCGTCCGTGTACTTGGGTACAGACTTTTCAGCACCAAGCGGTGGTGTTTATACAAAAGTCCCGTTCGACACGACGGAAGACGACCAAGAGAACCTATTCCGTCCAAGCACAAACGATATTAAAGTAAAGGCAGATGGACTACATCGGATTACTACATCCGTCGAAATTCCAACTGCGGGGCAGAACAATTCATATTCATTAGCGATATTTATTAACGGAATAGAACAAAAACGTGTCTCACAGCAGTCAAGTGTCAATGCCCCGCTGTCGATTCAACTAACGACAATGAAGCGGCTTGACAAAGAAGACGTAATTGACGTACGAATACAAAATAACTCTGGTACAAACCGCACGGTACTGGGAAGTAGCACAACGACCGAATTTGACGTTCGGCGTGCAGGAATTTAACTATGGTAGAGTACCCAACAGACCTTAAACTTAACGAGGGAAAAGATATTCATCTCGACACTGGCAACGACCTTGCCCTCGTCAGTGGTAAACAGCAGTTGCGGCAGTCCATCGGCATCGACGTACTGGACGAAATTTCGGCTTTCATCGGTGGGCGTATTACTGGTACGAATATTGGCCGCCTCGAAGAGCGTATTCGTAAAGGACTTGACGAGGACCCGCAGTTGGCAGAAGTGCGTAATGTGACGATTGAACAGTTCGACCGACGCGATGATACGGTCGAGATTACGGCCGAAGTTGTTGGCGACGACAACTTCACACTAGAGGTGAGTGATTAATGTCCATTGAAAACGGAGAATATCGGCAGTTAACAGACGACCAGATTCAGAACGCTATCGAGTCCGAGCTACAGGTAGAATTCGGACAGGACATTGACTTGACAGAATCGTCAGTGTTTACCAAACTTGCAGACCTTCTTGGTACGGTTCTCAGCGAAAACCAAGAAAAAAGCATCAGCGAGGTGTACAACTCTGCGTTTATCGAGACGGCCACTGGTCGTGACCTCGAACGCGTTGTGGCGCTGCTTGGCCTACAGCGCAGAAATGCGATTAGGGCCACTGGGGTCGAGCGATTTACGTCCAATAACAAGGTCGAGGAGGACTTTATCATTCAGCGTGGGACTGAGGTGCAGACGGCTGGCACGGACCCCGTTACATTCGAAACCAGCGAGGTCACCACTCTCGAACTGGTCAACGACTTTGAGGACGGTGACCTGACAGAGTTCTCGGGCGATACGGCCAGTGCGTCTATTGTGTCGACAAACGTATATAATGGCTCAAATGCGCTCCAGTTGGACGCTACGGCGGGCGCACACATATACGATGAATCCATCAACATCGGCCAAGGAACGACTCTGCACGGCCATGCGCGCCCCACAGCGGGTACTGTGCCGATTCTTACCTTCGCTGTACAGGAAGACGCCTCGAACTACTATCAGATTGCCTTTGACGAGGCCGTAAACGAAGTGCGTATCGAACGCGTCGACAACGGTAGTGTCGCGTCAACTATCGACACGGCCTCCGTCACGCTCAATGCCGACGCGTACTACGAGGCCGAACTGGACTGGAACATCACCGACAACATTGGCGTAACGGTCAAAGACGCCAACGGGAGCGAACTGACCACTCTCGGTGGCGAAGACGGTACCTACCAGCGCGGTGCGGCTGGCTTCAAGAGCGGTGATGCGAACGGTACGAAAAACCTCGACTTCTACACCATGAGCGCCACGTCCGCTAACATTCGTGCGGTTGAGGGCGGCCCCGATAGCAACCTTGGTGCGAACACACTAACGGCACTTCCCTCGCCGCCCGCTGGAGTGAACACGGTCACAAACCTGTATCCGACAGGCTCCACGGACTTTACGGACCGAGAGGGTAACCAGTTCCGTGTCGGACAGGAAGAAGAGACTGATGCCGCACTGCGAGACCGTGCGGTCGACGTGACAACTGGTGGTGGGAGTGCGACCCACGATGCTATCGTCGGCAACATTCGTAACAGTATTCCCGAGGTTACGTCTGTCACGATGTTCGAGAATAAGACGGACAGCGACAACACTGGGACTGGCGGACTGCCGCCACACTCCTTTGAGGCCGTCGTCTTTGGCGGGACTGACCAGCAGGTCGCCGAGGCGCTGTTCGAGAAGAAGGCCGTGACGGCCCGTGACTATTCAGGCGTGAACGGCACGTCCGTGACTGAGACGGTCGTGTCCGACACGAACGACCAAGAGCGCCAGATTGAGTTCTCTCGCCCCACGGCCGTCAACATTGACATGACGCTGGACCTCGTTATTAACGGGAGTTATATTGGCAACGACCCCCTCCGTGACAAGATTACCCGTTATATTGGCGGTACGGAGTCGAGCGGTGCCGAAACCATCGGCCTTCAGGTCGGTAAGGATGTGATTATCGACGTGCTACGCGACATTATTGTGGGAGATGACACTGGTGTCATTGCCTTCGACAAAGCTGTGGACGGCGCACCACTTGAGACGACACCCACGTCCACAACCGTCGACGGTATCGAAGTCATTCAGATAGACCCGATTGAGGTTGCACAGACGGACGCGACGGACACCAGTATTACAATCAACACGAGGCAACAGTAAATGGCTCATAAGGAATTTCCCGACGGTCGGAATATTAATAAAGCAGAAGATGAGTGGAGTGGGGGTGTTGCGTTCGGCCCGCAGTCCAACATGCAGAAGCTCGTCCGTGCCCTGTTGAGCGAGGCTGACCGCCTTGACGACGACCTCGAAGACGTACTGGAGTCCAGCCACATTGATACGGCCGCTGGTGAACAGCTTGACAACTTCGGCGAGCTTGTCCAGTTAGACCGCCTTAGCGGTGAACTTGACGGCAAGTATCGAACTCGCATTAAGGCCAAACTGGCGCAGGCACGAACGAACACCGATTACGATGACTTCGTTGAATTTAGTGGCGCGGTGCTTAGAACAAACGCCGACAACATTCAGATTAGCACCAACCACGAGGCACTGCCTGCTATAGTCACGCTACGGGCGCAAAAGGAAGTCTTTGATAACGCACAACTAACCGACGAGGAGGCGACAGAAATTATCGGTGGTGGTATTCCCGCTGGTCACGAGGTCCGTATTCAGACTTCGGGCACGCTCCTCTTAAAAGAAGATGGGGACACGGACACGGCCGAAAACGGTCTCACGTCCGACAGCATCGAGACTGGTGGGACGCTGGCCGCAGACCTATTGTAATGTATAATTACGATAAACGTTACCCGTCAGTACGGTGTAAATAGACATGGCTTGGTCAATTGATGAACGGTTTCCTGCGTGGGGAGAAACTGGTGAGTTTCCTGTCACTGGATTCTTCTACAATGGTGGGGACCAAGTAAACGAGAAGCATCTCGACGCGCTGTGGAATGGTATTAACGGTCTCGAAGAAGACGTTCAGAGCGCCCTTAACGACATTGACAGCGATGCAGATGGTGTCGTTGACGAGGCCGATACGACAAACCTGTATAAGGGTAACGATATAGATAGTGATGGAGACGGAGCCGTTGACGAAGCTGACACAGCAAACTTATATAAAAATAACGATATTGACTCTGACGGAGATGGAACAGTTAATGATTCTGACCGATACGATGGCTTGGCTCCTTCAGATGGTATCAGCGGCGAAGCTTTAATTACAGACGGAACTACAGCTACTTGGGGAAGTGTTGGAATAAGTGTAAGTTCTTTTAATTCTGAAGATGGGACGTTTACTTTTGCAACAGGAGGGTCTGAAACAAGAACTGTAACTTTTGCTAATACGTACGAGTTTGACGCAACATCTCCCAGTGTTGGAATAACAAACGCAGGTGCGACATCTAAAGACCCGTCCGCAGGTTGGGAGTCGTGGAATACAGATACAAACGGGGATATTGTAGGAATGGATATTGGCGTTCAAAGTGCAAATAATAATTACTCCCACGAAGTAACGTGGCATGTTATGGGAATAACAGTGTAACATGATTAGTAATCTTACATCTGCTGTACGGCGCATAGAGCCGTTTTTCGGTCCAGATGATGGTTGGGTCGAAACACTGCGTCAAACGGCGTGGCGACGCGCACAGAGCGTTGTAGGGCATAAGCACACGTTCGTCCGAGACAAGGGGCGTGCGGACTACGTGACCACGGCCGACGCTCCGCCACAGCGTGTCGCCCGCGCTCTCTACGCCAACGGCTACCAACGCAACCTCATGTCAACGGTGAAGACTCGCGGCGACCCACCGCAGTACGTGCATTCAGCATGGGTGCTGGATGCGGAGGATACCGAGTGGCAGCAGGACGTGTTCCTGTGGGAAAACGAGGACAGCACTTCGTCACCGTCACAAGAGGGCGACTCAATAGTCGCGTCCGAAGACACGACAACGACAGACGTGTACAGCCACAAGGAGCCGTCCGTGCGACGCCCGAATGAACATCTCGACCTCTCGACAGGTATCCATGGCGACCCCGACGGTCGAGTGCGTGACGTGCTGCACACGGCTGGCATCGACTACGAACGTAACAGTTAAGTACGTACAACCACTAAACTATAATGGGGAGACGGTTAGACCGACTACTGGACTATTCTACTGACCTTGCGGGCATTGGGGCCTTGGCCCTTATCGCCCTGCGGACTGAGGCTATCCCGATTGAGGTGGTGACGGCTATTACGACCATCGCCCTCGGGCAGTCGTATGCCAAGGCCAAGTGGAAAGGCGCATATGAGCAGTCAGAAAATTAACTTTTTTCGACGGATTTAAATACGTATAGTACGTAGTATATAACACGCGCATGGATGAAGACCTTTCACGCGACACCTACCCGAATCCTTTTGACGAGGAGGGGCAGGACATTCGCGTGTACACGAAAGCGCAGGACAATGGACAGGACATTCACATGCCGTCGGTTACGACGGTGTTAGACACACGCGATGACGACAAGAGTAATCTCTACGCGTGGCAGGACCGCAACGACGGTGAGGGAGACAACGCATTCCACAAGCATCTCTTTTGGTACTCCCGTAACGTCGGGACGCTCGGCCACTGGCACGCGCTCGCGGAGTTAGACGGTGGGCTGGAATGGACCGAGGACGAGGCGGAGTCGACGTGGGCGCTCGCCAACGTTGATACGCTTGTCAGCGACGACGACTACATGGTACACTCCGACGAATTTGGAATGGCCTTCACTGTCGACGGCGAAAACCACAGTGAGGTTCACAGTTCCTCGCCCCGTGAAGTCCTCTACTCGGTCCTAAAGAGCCAGCACGCCGTCGAGACGTGGGGGGAGTTCTACGACCGACACAGCCCACACGAGTCGCACGACTACTACAGCAAGGAACTGGTCAAGCAGGCAAAACGTGACGTGGAATTCTTCCACGACGCCCAAGAGAGACTCTGGTCGAAACTCGGCATCGACCAAGATTCGATTATCGCCGTTGAGAAGTTCCTCTTCAATGAGGAATTCAAGTACGCGGGTCAGGTCGACATGGTGTACGAGGACCCGAACGGCCACATCGTCGTGGCGGACCTGAAGTCCAGTTCTGGCTGTTATGACAAGCACCAGATGCAGGGCGCGGCCTACGGCAAGGCCATCGAACTGGCCGACGACGTGCCCGTCGACCACGTGGACCGACTTGAAGTGAATCGGACACACCCGCGGTCGGGGCAGATGGCCGTTCACACGCACGCAGACGCCGTAGGGCAGACCGACATGCACACGACTAAGTATTGGGACGATGGGTTCGAGTCGCTCTGGCAGGACTTCGAGCGCCTGACAAGTAATTTTGACGGCGTAGACTTTTACAACCTCGAATGAAAATCAGCAACGCCCCGTCAGTTGACGACGCAGGAGAGCGAGAATGCAACGTATGTGGAAGTGAGGGGACGTTTGTCCTCTATGACGGAGATACGCTCTGTACGGAGTGCAGTCATTCACCCTCGGCTCGGCGAGATGGGACCAGCGACACGGACGACTGGGATGACTGGTTTCAGCACCGCGAAGAAGAGTATGAAGGCTGGTATGGCGAGGACCGCATCAAGTTCGTGGGCGGCTTTGGCCACGCTTACGACTGGGGTAACGACTTCGACGCGAGTCAGTGAGTCGCGTCTCAATAGTCGGCTTCGCAAAGCCGACGACAGTTTAGAAGAGACTTCTTTTTCGGCCAGAATTACGATTAGACCCTCGCAAAGTGTTACTTAAAAACGGTGAGCGACGGCTACGTTCAGTACCACCCGTCGGGTGAGTCGGACTTGCGCACTGCCGTGCCGCCGAGGACGCGCTCTGAACAGTCGCACTCGACCACGGCCTCGAACAGGAGGTGTCGTGGTCTGTTAGGATGCTGTGAGACGCGCTCACGGCGGCGCAGTGACGTTTTACACTGCTGGCAGACCGTATCCATTCGTTGTCCAACAAAGTCGCTCTGCGCGCCGCTGAACGCCGCTGAATGGAATTCATCATCTTCTACGCGGTCACCGCTCTCGGTGTCCGCGTCGGACGAGTCGTTGGACGAGTCCTCCACCATATCCTCGTGGACGTGGCAGTAGTCACCGTCGTGATTGTCAAAGCCGCACTGCTCTCCATCGTCTTTGATGTACTCACACATGGTTAGTCGTTGATGTAGTAGTTGTCGAGACCGATGCCGCGCAGTATCTCGACGTGGTTTGGGTCGGCCGCGCGGGCCGAGTCCCAATACTCAAGTTCGGGCTTCCGAACTGAGATGTTGTTGCCTCGTGTCAGCCGAATATCGTGTTGCTCGGCGTCAGCGTACTCACACTCCCCGTCAAGGAAGTGCAGAAGTCGCCGTGCCTGAAGCGTAATCGGTGCACGGTTCTGGAAGTTGAACACGACGTACTGGTCACTCCACGGCGGTGAGCCGTCGAGTAGTTCGACCAGTTCCTCACGACCGCTTTGACCCTTGCTCGAACCGTCCATCATCACCTTGCGACTGCCAGACGACACGCCGTCCTTATTCTTCAGTTCGAGGTACGCGACGTGGCGCTCAGGATGTCCACACGGCGACTGGTCGCCATAGCGGTCGTCCTGCCATACGACCATCACGTCGGCCACCTCGCCCTTGCTGTTGCCACTAAAGTCGGGACGGTGTGCTTTGACGCTACTGTCGGTACTCTCGTTGATTCGGTTCTTCGTATTTAACTCGTACCGTCGTCCTTTGCCCATCTATAATAGTTAGGGCCTGCACCTATAAAAAAGCGTCGATTACGCTACGCCTCAAACAACTCACCGACTTTGAATATGTACTCCCTTGACCGCACTGCCGTACCGCCCTCCATATTCACTGAATCTTCTCTCATTATGGTACTTTCCACGTCGGCGATGTAGTTGTTTCCGTCACTGTCCTCGATGCGGGGTGTTACGTCTGTCATGGCTATAACCTCTCTAACAGGTCCTCCACCGTCTTCTTCTGGTCGTCGGTGATGTCAAACACGAGGTTGCCGTCGGGCGCTCGAAACACACGGTCAGCGATGTCACACTCCCGACAGATGTCCTTAATCTCGCCATAGGTCAGGTCCGTCTGGTGATCGCTGTCGTAATTGTCGGCAATGGTCTGGAAGTCCCAGTCCGTTGTGATAGGGACGATAAACTCGTCGTCGCAGACCACGCCCTCTTCGCCGTCCACCATCGTCATGTAGACGAACACGGGCACGTCATAGCGGTCGGCCCACTCGGCATAGTGGGCGAGGTGGCGGACGTTGAAGCGACCGAACCACGACGGACTGCTCTTCGTCTTTACGTCGGCCACGCCACGCAGTTGCCACTCTTTGCCTTCGACGTGGCCGTCCAGTTCCCACTGCGTCGTCACCACGTCCTCGATGCCCTCGACTGGTGGCACTTCCGTCTGGTCATCCATGCCTTCCCACAGCCGCAGGTCCATCTTGTTGTCGAATATCAGCCCCTCGTTGTTGTGACGCTCGTCAATGCCCCACTCTTCGACAATCAGGCCCGTGCATTCCATCAGTTCCGTGAAATAGGCTTCACCCACGTCATGCAGGCCATAGTTGTCGAGGAGGCTGTTTCCGTCAGGGCGGTTGAGACTATCGGGGTCGATGTCAGTCTTACGCACTGGCACCACCAGTGAACGGGTCAGGCAGGTTAATTTGCGTCAACTCACGAAAAATCTCGGATGGGCTACGAGGCGTATTACCACGCCGAATACTGCCGTCGTCGCTGCTTGGGACAGTCATTGTGTGTCTTTACTTAGGTACTACCAGTATAAAAGGGTTACGGAACGCCAGTCACATGAAGTTTGACAGTGCGTTCTGGTCCTTGTCCGTGTGCATCTCGTGGTAGGTGTCCGAGTCGAGTGCGTTCTCGAACGTCCAGCCCATCGGCGACAGAATCGGCGTGAGCGGGTCCTCAAGGACTTTTTCAATCATCTTCGATGTGTCCACCGTGAAGTCCTGCGGCAGTTTGTCAGGCTCCTGAACGGCCACTGCGTCCACTGGAGCGCCAGCCTCCTTCGTGTCGAGACTACGGGAGTAGGTCGACGGGTAGTCACCAGTCTTGCCCTCCTTGATGTACAGTAGTTCGGGCTTGGAGCCAGCCGTCAGCCGTTCGTGGTCGAAGTGTTCGGTCGCGTACTTCGCTCCACGGTAGGTCGGCAGCGGCGTGTGGGTCGGCGAGCCGTACTTCGACGGGTCTTTCGACATGCCCTTGGGGCGGGCGATGTACGACAGCGGGCGTTCCTTGGCCTTGATGTCGTACACCACGTCATTGATGATGTCGTACACTTCCGTGCGCGCCACAATCGGGTCGTCTTCCCGCAGGATGCTCTGTAGGACCTGCTCAAGGATGTCACGCGTGGCCTTTGCACGGTCCGAGCGTACGATGTCGATGCCCGTGACCGAGAATTCGGGCGGGTCGAACCACTCGCCCTCTTCCCATGCGATAATCTCCGCGTACCGCTTCTTGGCCTTCTTCTTGGTGACGCCTTCGGGAATGAAACAGCGCGGGCCGTACGACTCAATCTCCAACTCACAGAAGTGGTGAACCTCATCGGCAGCGTCGTATTCGTCGCTGCCTATATCGTCGGGTGTGAACCCGACGGGTGTCAGGTTGAAGGTCTCGGCCGTCCACTCCGTGTACCAGTCGTTCACGCGGCTGGCGGCCTCCGTCGCCACGTCCACGATGTCCTTGTACTCGTCGTAGTGAGCGGGCACCTCCATCTCGCCTTTCTTCACACAGTCGACGGTCGTGGTTGCCGCGTCTTCGGACGTGTCAACATCCATGAACGGGATAGAGGTCATCACTGAGTCCGTGTCACCGCCCACGCGGTAGGCGTAGTCGCCCTCGAACCCACGCTCGTCCTTGATGTCGTTCAGCGCGTCAACGTACTTTTCAGACGAGTCCTGAATCATCTTGCGACCGCCGAGACAGATGCCCTCAGCGATACGCCAGTCGAACAGGCGGTAGCCCTTTCCGTAGGAGTCGGAGTCGCCGTACACGCCGTAGACGCTGTTCACGACCCGCTTGATGGCGGCGTACAGTGGCGTACCGTCGTAGGCGTCCTTCATGCCCATCAGGTCGTCCACCACTTCTGTCATGAAGCCCGTCTGAATCGACGGCTTGATGAAGTATACCTTCTCATACACAGGGTCCGCAGCGCCCGTCATGTCGTCGGGATTTTTAACATTCGTGTTCCGAGTGTCGATGTAAGACCAGCGGCAGTCGTCCTCGGTGTACTCAGAGGCCTCTAAGTCTTCCTTGGTCCCGATGATGGTTTCGGGCGACATGTTGCAGTTTCGAATCATGTTCGGGTACATCGACCACAGGTCGGGGTAGACGACGTTTTCGTGGCGGCCAAGTTCAGGCTCGAACACGTGTGCGCCGTAGTACCATCCTCGGTCGGGCTTCGTGTTCGTCGGCAGCGCCACGCCCATCTCCTTCGCGTACCGCAGAATCATCACGTCGAGAAGGTCGATGTTATTGTGACAGTTTTCGAACTGGGCACCTGCCAGCGACCGAAGATTCTGGAACATGTCCATCACGTCGGCCGACTGGTCGATGCCCACGACGGCCTGAACGTCACGGATGTTGTACTTGAGGAACTGCGTCGGCTCGTCGCGCCACGCGTTGTCAAGGTCGTCCATCTCCAACTTGGCGGCTTCGAGTGGCAGTTCGCTCTTCGAGATGTTGTCAAGACCCCACCCGCCCGTCGACTCCGACCACTGCGTCTTCTTGTAGGACTGCATCATGTCGAAGAACGCGACGCCCTTGCCACTAATTGTCAAGTTCTGTTCCCGACCACGCCGCGAAGTCCACAATTCTCCAATAGGGGACCACTGTCGAAAGGACGTGTCGTTGAGCGCCTTACAGCGGTTCAACAGGTACGGGTAGTCGAACGCGTCGCCGTTGTCCGTGGCCGACGAATTCCACCCACCAAGGAGGTCTGGCTGTCGCTCACCCACGTAGTCGTTGTAGTCAGCCAACATGTCGGACTCGCTGTTCGAGTCGAACACGCGAACCTCGTTGATGTTGACGGGCAGTGACACGTCTTCCAGTTCGATGGTCGACGGCCGATTCTGCATCACGGCGTTACGCACCTCACGGTCTGACATCTCCCAGTCTTCGTGCCGCAGTGCCCATACCGTGTACTGCTCGTCGTAGTTGTCGTAGGCCGTGATGGCCGTGACGGGCTGGTCGGCGTCAGCGGCCTCGGGGAAGCCATCGGGTGAAAGAACCTCGATGTCCGTCGTAATAGTACGGGGTTCAGCCCGCCAGTCGGGGTCTTCAACGGCCTCAATATCGCCCACGTCCACGCGGTAGTCGCCATCGTAGGACTGACTGCTCCACGTGTCGTCACGGTCAACACGGAAGTGCGTCTTGATGCCCGTGTCAATCAGGAAGCGAGACTCGTAGAACACGTCGGCCTCCCACGTCTCGTCAAAGTATTCACTGAGACCCTTCTGGTCATACTTACCGTTGACGTGCTTCGGCAGTTCCGTCTCAATCTTCACGAGGTCGTCGCCGTGAATGGACTGAAAACCAGCGCCAGCGCCCGAGACCCACTGATGATTCTTCGTCCGCTGCGTGTAGGCTTCTTCACGGATGTAAAACGAGGGACGGTGGCCCGTAACCTCGACCCACCGTCGCTTGCCGTCTTCGGTCCAACACCAGAGATGAACCACGGGGTCACCGTAGTGTTCCCCATGCTCCACCTGCATTACATGCAGTTCCTCGGTGGTGCTGTTACTCCCACCACCGTCGTCTTCTTCCACGAAGTCGCCGAGGCCTGTCATACTACTAGTTAGGCGCTACGGGTATAAAAGCCTTCTGTTTTTACTCGTGTAGTTCCCGCAACGACCCAAGTGCCGACACGTCTGCACGGGCCAGAAACTCACAGGCTTCGGCCACGTCAGACACCCTCTCTAAGCGCGTGTGCGGCTTCACATGCTGATTGTAGGGTCGGTCGATAAGGATGCAGTATCGGTCCGAAGAAACGGCATCAGCGGCCACTCTCGGGCTGTCATCGATGTGTACGTCGTAGTCACCAGCGTCGGACTTGTTGCCCTTGGCGACGATAAAGTCGTTGTAGTCGACGCCGTAGCCGTCGAGCCACTCCCGTAACTGGTTGTCGACGTTGCTGCGGTGCGTCACGATGTCGACGTTGTGAGCGCGGCTCAGCGCCCGTGTCGGTGTCCGCAGGTCGTCAACCATCGGTGGAATGGTGTGGTTGTGATTGTGCCACAAGTTCTGACTAACGTGCAGAAACTCGTCCATGTGTTCCTCCGTCGGGAAGTCCCAGTCGACTGGCGGGCAGTGTTCTGGTTCGAGTAGGTCACTACGCTCTTCGGTACGGGCGTGCGTGTCCGCTAACACTCCCTCAATGTCGAGCGCGACCGATAGTTCTCGTGCCATACCTGTAGTAGGCACTACGGGTATAAAAACGTGTTGAAAAGGAGTTACAACAACCGCTTCTTCTCTATTCGCTCTTCAACTACTTCTCTTCGCCACCGCCCGTCTCGTCCGCGGTCTGCTCGCCATCGTCGGACGACTCCCCATCCTCGTCGGAAGGCGACGACTTCTCGTCCGTCCCACCAGACGGTTCGTCGGAGCCGTCCGATGCTTCCGACCCGTTGGAGTTTCCCGACGACTCGTCCTCGACACTGCCTATGTCACCACGAACCATGTCCACGGCCCGCGGGCCGAAGCCAGTCACGTCGAGGAGCGTGGAGTCGGCCGCGTAATACACGTCCTCGGGCGTGGTGAGTCCAGCCGCCGTCAGGTCTTCGGCCCGCTGCGGCCCGACGCCCTTGATGTCTTCGAGCGTCTCACAGCCTTCGAGCGACTCGATGGTCGGCTCTGCGTCTTCCTCGACCTCTTCGTAGGTCATGTCGGACGGTGCTTCTTCCTCGTCTTCGCCGTTGAACGTGGCGCTCACGTCCGACTCACCGTCGCCGTCGATGTCCACGCTCGCGGACGTTTCCTCCCCCGTGAAGAAGGAGTAGGCGGCCGCGGCGGCCAGCGAGGCGGCACCGATGCCGAGACCGACGAGTGCAGGGTCGACCATCAGTTACCGCCCCCGATGTCGGCCTCGTCGCCAACGATGATGTCGCCAGCGTCGGTCAGTTCAGCGGGGGATTCACTGCCCTCGACAGCGCCGAGCGTCTCGACACCAACGTCTTCGGTGTCCGTGTCCGTGAGGTAGCCGACGAACAGCGTCACAAACGCATCGTTGTCCGTGAAGCCGTCCTCGGGGATGATGAATTCCTTTGTGCCAGTGCCGTACGGCTCTCCGCCCGAGTCGTAGAGCGTGTACGGGAACACGGCCGTCGGCTCGTTGAGGGTGTTACCCTCAGGCTGGTGAAAGGCTGCCGTCAGGTCAAGTGTAGCCTCGCGCTGGCGGAACAGTTCGGCAAGCGTTTCAGTGGTCGGTTCGTCTTTGTCGGTCCCGATAAAGGGGATGTAGTCTGCGAGTGTCATTGGGTTCTTCTTCGCGTTTACTTTTACGGTCTATGCACTAATAAGGGTTTCGATTCTCTTCTACTACGTTAACGCCTGTCGAGGACGAGACGACCACCGCTGTCCATCTCAACCATACGCATCTCTTCTTCCATCTCGGCCAGCGTGATGTCACCGTCGAGAAAGCGTCGACAGGACTTGCGCATCGCCTGCAACTCCGTGAGGGCACGCGAGAGGTCTTCTAACTCTTCTCCCATCCTTTCGGCTATCTCTTCTTGCTCCTCGTCTTCGAAGTCAGACAGCGTGTCATTGGGAACGTCACTCTCCCCCCACGTGGCCAGCGCCGACACTTCGTACTCTCTGCCTGCAATGGCGAACGTGTCGAAGTCAGAGGCGTCCGACAGTGCATGTTCCCCACCCCCGTCACCAGTGTAGCGGCTACAGACCTCGTGCGTCAGTTCACCGTCATCGATGGTGACCTTGATGTCGTAGACCTCGGCCTCGTTCTCACCATCATCGATGGCGATAACTTCACCACGGTAGTGGCCCTCAGCCTCTCCGATGTAGACGCTCATGTCGTCACCTTTTTCGACACCGTTCAACATCAGCGACATCTGCTTCGCGTTCGTGGTGGTCTCAGTCATCGTTGTCCTCGATGTCCGCAAGTCGCTCTTCGACGCGGCTCACGAGTTTGCTCTGAAGGTACTGCACGCGGATAGTCCCCTCATCGTGTCGGGCACGGTTGAGGTGCCGCACAGTCAGACGCCAGTCTTCGGGCGGCATCGACACGTAGGCCGCGAAGTCGTCCTGCGGATACGTGACCTCAACGTCGCGCACGTACGAGTCGAAGATGCGTGACATGTCGGCAACTGCGTCGTCCAGTTCGGCCTGTTTTAACTGCTCGATGACGTTCGGCACCATCGTCTGCATCTGATTCAGTTCGTGCGTCCGAACCTTCACAGGAATGTTCATGGCTGTGTCTCCCATTACACTTGCATTAGGAGACGGGGGATAAAAAGGCTTTCGGTCGACCGCCGCTACGTCAGTGTGCTACTTAGCACCACTTGACGGCTTTCTCTTCCGTGGTGAAGAAGTGGATGCCAGACGTACACTCTTTGTCAAGACGCGTGTTGAGCGGCTTGTTCGGAGTGGCTTTCTCGCCGATGTTGTACTCGAACATACTGTCCTTCTTCGAGCGGTCAGACACCATCATGTTCGGCTGTTCATCTCGCTTTTTAGAGAAAATGATACCACCCTTTTTTACGTCGTAGAAGGCAACGGGAATAGCCTCGTCCGTGCGCTTCTTCCTACCGCGGGACACATCGCTCTTCCACGGATGCACGACGCGTGCCCCCTCGGGAATGAGGAGTTTTACCACGTTGTTGTTAGTCGCCTTCCACGCGAGCCGCGGTTCGTCCAGCGTTTCGACAACGCCGTCCTTGTCCTGCACTTCTTTGAAATTGTTGGTGTGAATACGACCAACTGCGTGGGCTATCTGTGCAGCGTTCTCTGCCTGACTCCGCGCTTCGTCCTCTTTTCGGTCGACACGCTCTTTTAGTGACAGAATTTCGTCCTGCATTTGCTGCTTCTGCTCTTCAACTGTTGCTTCCAGTTCCTCAATGCGGTCTGCCAGTTCCGACTTGGATGGTCCGAAGAGTCCCATTACATCCTACGTTAGGAGACAGGGGATAAAAAGACTTTCGCTTCTGCTCTGCGTAAAAGCCACCGTGGAGACTGTGGCTTTCGCTTCTGCTAAAGCCACCGTGGAGACTTACACTCCCCTCTCCGCCTTACAAGGGCGGTGCATCGTATCTCTATGCGTCAGTGGCGCGTAGTAAAGAGGCCTCAGGACGGTTTCCCGTCCACCTTGGTGGATATGCCGTGTCGGCTATTGCTTTCAGTGCTGGCCGATTACTGCACGACATCTTGTAGGCTCTGTGGCAGAGTAACCAGTTCTGCCGATAGCCTCAAACAATTACAGTGAGCGGCTGTGCCTTTAACCCTGACGTTACCGAGCGCCCACCTGTCCTACGTGGGCCACATAGGGACGGCCGTCGGACAGGCTCCCGCTAACTCGTTACCATCAGTGACTCCGTTTCATTTATATTGTGTCGTGTTGTCGGCCAGCGGCAGACCACGCCCTTTGCTGGCCCTAAAGTGGATTTGGAAGGAGTTGCACCCCCAAGCGGTCGGTTTGGAGCCGACCACTGTTCTACCCTTCAAACCCTACTGCAAGACACCCGTAAGGGTATGACCCCTCACGAGCGTAATGTTCCCGATGCTCTTTGTTGCTTTTTTCCAAGGGGCGACCTCGGTACTATGGCCGTCGGGCACGACCTGTCTACACCTACGCACTACTCCTTATTAAGGCTTTCGATTCTGGTCAACGCCTTCGCGGATACTACCGTGGGGGTCAAGCCCCGAAAGTACCTCCGCAACGGCCTTACTCCAATTCACGGTCCCAAATTACGGTCTCGAATTCGTTACCACAGTTCGGGCACCGTCCCTCCCAGTGGTCGCTGTCCTCCGCTTTCTCAAGTTCGCCAGCCGAGCCACATTCCCAACACATCAGAGGGCATTTACCTCGTTCTTGAGGACGCGAGCGCACTTCTTCGACGCCTTCGACCGCACCTCAGACTTGAAGTCGTCGTCCCACATGCCCTCGAAACCGCCCGACGTGAGAAGGTCCCACCCGTTCTCGCCCATCACGTCCTTGAGGACTTCGCGGGGTAGGTCTTCCATCATCGCCATCTCAAGGCGTTCGTACTCGCCACTGTCCACGAGTTTGTGAGCCTGCTTCTCGATGCGGGCGTCCGTGACGTACGACGCAACAAACTCACCAGAGTCGGTCTGTGCCTTATTCTTGTCGTTGAACGCGACTACGTTCTTCTCGCTGAACGAGTCCGTCACCTTCTTGGCGCGGACGCTACCGTCGACGCGTCGAACTATGATGCCCTCGGGCGGGCCGCCGAACATCGACTCTTCGGGCACGTCGAACGAGACATGCTCTGGGTCGCCACGTTCGAGAACCCGTGTCGTGGTTAGCCCCATGTCGTTGGCGAGTGCCGTGACGCTGTGCCACGGTAGCCAGTCACCAGTGATGTTGTCGAGAGCGTCGAAGACGACGACGTTCGGCTCGCTGCCGAAGTAGGCGGAGCCTTTCGACGGCTGCACGTAGTCCACGTCTTCGTAGCGGAGGCTGTGTAAGTGCATGGCCTCGCCGTACATCGTGTAGTTCGAGAACCGCGGCTCGTAGTTCACAGTCTCACGGATGTACTCAACGGCATGGCGGAACGCCTTCGGAACGTTCTCGTCGTCATGCCTGTACTTGTGGTTGCGGGTGCCTATCCACAGTTCACCGTCGTCGTCCCACGTGAAGCGGAAGTTGGCACCGTCCAGTTTCTCGGTGACGACAACCTCACCAGCCTTGAGGCCGTCGGTCTCGGGGTCGTTCGGATATTTGACTTTCGGGAATTTCTCCATCTCTACTGTAAGAAAGGAGACCCGTGGTAAAAAGAGTTTCGATTTAGTCTTCGACGGCCACGATGCTGTCGAGTGTGATTTCGTGTGCTTCTCTCTCAGGCTCTAACTGCACGACCTCTGCCGTCTTACTGTGCAGCGCCCACTTGATAATGTAGGCCGCCTCACCGTCGTACGTCTCAGACGGCGCTGTGAGGCTCACAACGACGACCTTAGTGAGGCCAAGGTCTTGGACCTTTTGGTCTTCAACCTCGAACACGACGCCACTGAGCGGCTCTAAATCGATTCTGATACGGTCGCTGTCCAACTTCCGCTGTGGTACTGTATCAGCCATCGTACTGCTCCGTGTACACTGCATCCATGCTCTCCCAGTCGTACTCGTCCCACTGGTCTGACAGGTCCGAACGCATGAGGATGCCCTTCATGACCGTGTGACAGCGCGGGCACAACGTCCGTCGGTGCTGCGCTCGCACTGCCGTCGGTCGCTGCACGTCTTCGATGCGTGCTTCGCCATACGCGTAGACGGAAGCGAGGTGTGCTATCTCTCGACCACAGCCGTTGCATCGTTCAGTCATTGTACTTGGAGTGCGCGAACCGCGGGCAGTTATCACACGTTGCGACGACACACTCCCCCTCCGTCACGTGAGAGGGCGTCAGGTCGCGTGTGGAGGCGCTCACGCCAGTGCAGTAACTTGCGTGGGGCGTGGCCCGTAGTGAGTCGACCGCGCTCTCTACGGCCGACTCACGGCTATTCTGAATCTTCATCGTCCACGTCCGCGAGTGCCTCGTACAGTTCGCTGTTCTCTTCGATGTCTTCGTCTATCTCTCGCTGTGTTTTCCAGTTCATGTTATCGCTCGTTGATTCGTGGGAACTTCTCCTGTAGGACAGGATGCGGGTCTTTCACAGAGATGCGAGCGTCGGGGTCGCTGGCGTGTAGGTCTGCCACGTGGACCATCTGCTGAAGATGGCTCGTTGGCTGTGAGCCAGCGTACCACGGCCCGTTGTGACTTTCGACGGCATTACACACTTCGTCAGGCAGGTCCGTGTGGTTTCGAAGCCAGTTGGCGGCCACGATGTCATGACTGTTGCTCGTCCCGCTCACTCTCGTGGGAGGGATACCGTACTTGTACATGTCGTGTAGGATACAGGCCGCACGCCCCTTGTCGATGTCCGACCAGTCGAGGTGGCCCTGTTTGACCATCGACTTGGCCACGCGCTCAAAGGCCGTGCAGACCCGCTTCGTGTGCAGCCAGAGGCCGTGTCGAGCCTGATGCTCGGGCGGGTGATGGTGCGACGAGGCTGGCGCTGTCCAAAAGTAGTCGGGCATGTCCCGAATGACCTGAATGACCTGCTCCCGCAACTCTTCGTCGCGGATGTCCTCTACTTCGGGCAGGCGACGAACGGCCTCGTCACGCGTGATGTCACCGTACAGTTCGTGTGAGTCAATTGCTTCCATCTACCCACACTACGCGCTACGGGTATAAAAGGCTTGCGAAAAAAAAAGGCCGCGGTCTACTCGTTGTAGAACGGGGAGTGTTCGAGTATCGTGTCTTCGTCTTCGTCGTCCGCACCGCAGTAGGGGCAGTGCTGTCCCATTAGTCTTAGCGGTCCCCGCTTGCGGTGTCCGCGTCGGCGAACGTCCCCGACGCGAAACCTTCGTAGTTCATCTCGTACCAGTTCTCGAAGGCGGTGCGAGCGGCACTAATCTCGATGCCACGGAGCGGTAGGTTACCGCGCCAGTGGTCGTCCGAGGCCTGTAGGTACGACCGCCACGCAGCGTCCTTGAGAGGGTTCTTGTAGCCCTTTGGTGCCATGATGTCAGTCATTGGTTGAGTAGCCAGTTAACCATGAACCAGTACACTGCGGCGTCTCCAGCCGTCTCTGCGGCCGCCTCACCAACGTGGTCGTCGCCCCCACAGAACACCTGCTGGTAGAACCGCTGGTTCTTGTCCTGAATGCGGGTGAACAGTTTGTACAGGTTTGCCTCTTTCGAATCACTGAACGGCCCGTCACCGTTCGACAGTTCCATGTCGATGTTACCAGCCGTCAGGAACGACGAGCCGTAGTCGAGGTTCTTCTCAACGAACAGTGCGAACCGCTCTTCGAACAGCGTCGCCATCTCGTGATACATCTCGACCTGCTGTTCGGTGGCTCCGTGTACTTCCACCTCGGCCTCCAGCGTGATTGACTCCGACATTACTCGCCACTCCCGCTGTTTTCGCCGTCATTGGTGTTGGACTCGGTGCCGTTCTCGTCGTCTTCGCCACTGTCCAGTGTAAGAACAGCGCCATCGTTATCGTCAATAGTACCACCCACAGCGCCGTCAGAAAGTTGCTCTCGAATTTCATCGGTTTTGTCGTTGTCACCCATCGTGTCTTGAGTTAGGGCCTACGGGTATAAAAGCCTTCGGGTTTCGCCCTCGGCGATGCCCGATGGCTGTGCATCGCGCAAAAGAGTTACGAACCGTAGACGAAAATCGCAAAAATAGGATTAGGACCCCTGTGCGAAGACGTAGTGTTCGCACCTAAGAGTCGGAATACATTCCGACACCCTACTGGAACGAGTCACCCACGCGGTCGTGGTCGTAGCCGTCAGCGTCCACGTTGTCGCCGATGCTTGGCGTCTCAGGCTCTGCGTCCATTCCCATCTTCGCCGCTATCTCGTCCGTGAGGTACTCGTCCATCGCCTCAATCTCTTCGTCATGACCGTCGGCCTCGTCCATCGCCTGCTGGAAGGCTTCGAAGTCCTCGATGAACGAGATACGGTCGCTGATGCCCTCAGCGATGTCGATGTCGGTCTCGTACTGGAGTGCGGCCAGCGACGCCACAACGTCCACGGCGTCTTCGAGAAGCGCCTCGTTGAAGGACTCTTCGTCCATCTCCGTGTCTTCGTTGTCCTCGGCCATCGTGCGGGCCATGTCGATGGACGTGGTAGTCTCTAACAGTGCTGCTGCGTCGGCCACGACCATCTCAGACGCGTGGTCAGGAATGTCCTCGCCGAAATTTTCTTCTTCGGTTGCGATACGGTCGGCGAGCGTTTCGAACGCTTCCGCCAGTCCAATCTCAGTATTATCTCCCATCACGTACACTACGGGATGGGCGTATAAAAGGGTTTCGTATCTACCGCGCTATACTACAGTCGGCCTCTGACCTAACAGAGTGAGAAGCCACAACCCGCAGCGCACCGCTCACAGCCCTCAATGAAGGCCAGCGGTCCACCACAGTCGGGACACTCGTCTAAGTGTGACATTGGGCAAATAAATCGTACTGACTAATTACTGCTCTCTACAGGTCTGCGCCTATAGCCGTCCGCTATGGCGCACGGTCTTCGACGGCAGTCTTGCGCTGGCGCGAAGGCTACGGCTACAGGTCGTGAACGAGGAGGGTGTCGAGGCTCGGCTCTACACTTAGTTGGTCAGGCGTCAAGGTCGCTGACCAACAGGTAGCGGTCGTCGTTATCCTCGTCGTCGGGGTCGTCAACGTGGACCTCGAACACCTCTTCCTCGCGGAGGCGTGCCACGGTGTTTTCGATGCGGCTCTCCACCTGCCCATCGGACTTGTCGCCCCACAGGTCGTGCGACGAGTCGAGAATCGTGCCAGCGCGGTCAGTGTCGTCTCGCGGCCGAGCCGCACGGACGTAGCGGAGTCCGCGGTCGTCGCTGTAGTAGTCGACGGGCGACGCACCGACCATGTGCGACAGGTCGAGGCTGTCCACGTCTTCGGGCGTGGCACGGTTGTCGTCAAGCGTCTCTTGAAGGCGCTCATGGACCGCTGTGTCGACTTCGTCCCACTGCACGTCGTCACCACCGTCGCCCGCACCGTAGTCGCTCAGCGAGTCGCCTGTGGACTCTGAGCCACTGTCGTCGTTACCGCCGCCCACAAGGGACTCGGTGGGGTCTTCGGCCATCAGGTCTTCGCTGGTCTTCACGGACAACTGCGCCTTGAAGTCGTCCACGGTCTGCGTGATGGGCTGGTCTCGAATCGGGTCCGTGCAGTGTTCGAACAGGTCGGCATACACGTCCATGTTCGGGTGACCGAACGTGTTGCCGCCGAGGAACTCGAACATGTGGGCACCGTTCGGTCCGTCGCCCTCGTGGACTTCAATCAGGTAGTCTTCCTCCATCGCGTCGAGAACGCCGTTGTCGTTGGCGTTCGTCAACTGCGACTTGCTCGGCGTCGTGATGTCGGAATACTCGTCAATGTACTTGCGGATGTCCATGTGCGTGGCCTGAAGCCCGCCGTTCGGGCCAGTCGCGCCCACGCCGTTCACCTCATCCGTCAGCGCGTCAATCACCGCAAGTTTCTGCTCGTTGATGTCGTGCGTGACGGCAAGGAGAAGGTCGCGGTAGGCGAGAACGTTTGCCACGTCCTGCGGCTCCGCGACGAAGTGCGTGACGCCGTTAATCTCCATCGTCTCACGGTTGTGATAGTTCAGCCGCGTGTGGGCGCGGATGTGGTTGGCGATGGCCTGCGCACCACGCTTGGACTGGGTTTTCTTGTACGACAGGATGTCCTCGACCACCTTGAAGATGTCCCATCCGTACTGGTCGACATCGGGGTGGTCACTGACGGGCCACTGAATGTCTTCGTCGTGCGGAATGACGACGGGATACGAGTAGTTCTTCGGGTCTTCGGACCACAGTGGGTCGAGCGGCTTCGGAATGTTCGCAATGTGGTTGCGAACGGCCTGCTTCCCCTCTTCGAAGTTGTAGTTGTACTCGTAGTCGCGGTCGCCCACCTCGACCTCGTTGTGGTCGAACTTGGTCTTGGCGACCGCACGGTTAATCTCTTCGTCGGACTCGACGCGCACGACCATCTGCCGCGTCTCCAACTCTTTCGGTATCTCCGCGTTGTTCTCGTCAGCGAAGAGGAACACGGTCGGCATGGCCTGCTTCTCTATCTCGTCGGCCTCTCGACCGCCGTCCCCGTCGTCAACGTTGCGGGTGTGCGAGAAGCCCACACCATCCTCGTCAGCGTCGTCGCCCGCCGAGGACTTGACCATCTCCAACATCTTGCCCTGCATCTGCTGAAACTCGGCGAAGGCACCGACGTACACGCCGTCCCACAGGTCGTCGGAGTCCACCAGCCCCATGTCGGACGTGCTGCCCGTGCGAAGAAGCCAGTGGTTGGGGTAGATACTGTCGACGTTCTGCTTCAGTTCGGTCTTACCCTCGCCAGACTTGCCGCGGACAATCATCTGGAGGTACTCTTCTGGTACGCGAGACAGCCCGCTGGCGTAGGCCGCGTTGAGCGAGAGGAACTGGCCTTCGTTGCCGACCATATCCGAGCGGATAACGTCTACCAGATTCTCGGCAAAATTATCCGAGATGTCGTAGTCGGGGTCTGTCTTGTCGTCGACCTCAATGTCGAATGTCATATCCATCGTGTGTTCAGTAATAGGGGGTACGGGTATTTAACTCTTTTGCTCTATTCTTCTCGGGCCAGAATTCTAATTAGAGGGTCGTGTCACCGAGTGGCACCACCTCCAACGAGACGCTATTATAACCGTCTGACACGATATACACCAACCCCGCTTCCTCGTCCACGGCCCGCATCATGTCCTGATTGTCGAATTCTTTTTCGCTCACTGCAACGTCGGTTAAGTTAAGTTTGTCTACCATTGTTTGTGTCTCCGTATCCGTATCTTCTACACAGCCCGCCGATGCAACTGCCGTCAGCGTCGCCACAATCGCCTCTCGTCGTCGCATTACAAATACTGTGCCACACGCTCGAAGTCGTCGTGCGGGAACGGGTTTACGTCGAACTGACCGACGCCGTTGAGGAGGCGGTCGACGTTGTTCCGCAGGTCGTTCAGGCTGTCGTGGTTCGGCAGGATGTAGTCTGCCCCGTGGCAGGAGTCGCGGGCGTAAAACTCGACTGCGCCCCACTCCCACAGTTCTCGTTCGTTGCGCTCCTGAAACTCTTCGACCGTCTCGGGGTCGGACATCTTGTCCGAGCCGTACTTGCGGCTGAAGCGCAGGTCAGGAAGCGTCCACACGGCGATAGTGGACACGTGAGCGGCGTCGAACACGTCACGGATGGCTACGGCCTCTTCGGGCGAGCGGACGCCACTGATGGCCACGTGTGGCGTGTGCGGGGCCTTGATAGTCTTCGCCATCTCACGGGCGAAGTAGTCCTGCCCCTTCACGGCTTTTTCATTGGCCGCCCACTCGCCAAGTTCGTTGTCGTCACAGCCAGCGCCGTCGAACATCTCACTGAACTTGGTTCGCACGAAGTCCGACATCTCGAACGTCGAGACTCGCTCGTCGTGTTCTTCGGCTATCATGTCGGCAACGGTTGACTTTCCCGACCCGTACGGTCCAATGAGGATGAACACGTCTCGCTCGGCCTCGGCATGTTCAACGAGGTGCTTCTGGTCTTCAAGTTCGCGCACTGGTGTGGTCTCCATCTCTATTACAGTAGAGGAGATACCCACGTAAAAGGCTTTCGAATCACTCGTGTCGGGGAGGTAGCCACATATATGGACACTCGGGACATTCTCGAATCCACGATACGCGGTCACGTAGGCCGAGGTCTGTCTTACACCACGGGCAGCGCGGTATCAACGAGTACGTTTGAAACGGTTCGCGCTCGTCTTTTGGCGTTGGGGAGTAGCGTTCAGGCGGTGTCTGTGCCATCAGATACCGAGCCTCGTGGCCTCGTCCACGCGGCCGTAACACGAGCCACTGGCCTCTTCACGAACGTCCTGCGTGGTCGGATACCAGTAGCCGTACGTATCCTCGCCGAACCGCACTGTCAGTATCGGCACCTCGTCGTAGTCGGCCAGTTCCGCGTTGTCGGCCACGTACTCGGCCATTAGGTCTTCACGGCTGAACTGCTGCATGTCGGCGCTGTCGAACATGGCCTCAAACTCCGCTGCACGCCGCACACAGCGTTTCAAGTCGTCGGACATGCCATCCATCGTGTACAGGTGATTAACCCTGTCAGCGGCGTCACAGCCGTCTCTACGGCAACCAGTGTACTCGATGACCACGTGCATGATGGGACTGTCCGCTTCCTCTTCCTGCCGCACGGACGGCCCGTCGTGGTCAAAGACAGGCTCGCCAAGGCGATGCTCGCCCGCCGCTGCCGACCGCTCGGGCGGGTTGATGGGTGGGTTTGGTGTGTTCTTGCGTCGACCGCTGATGGTTTGGCCTCGGTGTCTCATTACAACCTATGCTTGGAGACCTATTGGTATAAGGCTTTCGTTTCTTACTTGTATAACGTGCAGTAATAATAGACTGCCGAAAAAAAAGTGGGCCTACGCTACTCTACGCGTCCGACTCGTCCAGATGCTCGGTGTGCTTGTACACCTCGGCACGGATGGCCTCGGTGTCGTAGTCGTCACCGAAGTTGTCGGCGTTGGCCTCCACGAGACCGTCGAGACCCCCCTTCGACTCGAACGCCTCGTCGGGCGTTGCGCCCGTGCCAGCGAGTTTCTCGGCCACGGTCTTGGCGAACGTGGTCTCCTTGGCCGTGGGGTGGTCGACACCTTCGTCGTCCATCTCCACGTCGAACGAGCCGTCGTCCGTGTCGCCGCCTTCGTCCATGACGTTCTGCGCGTTGTCGGGCTTGCTCTGCCAGCCCTCGCCGTGGTAGAGCGCGTAGATGTTCGACGCATCATCGAACTCAGCCGACAGGACTTCCTCGGCATCTTGGTTGTACACCATGTCGAGGCCGTCGTAGTCGGGCTGGTCGTTGGCCCGCATGTCAGCGAGAATCTCGCTGTAGTCGGACTTGGCACGGCCGATATGCACCTCGTGCATCTGACCGCCGTTGTAGCGACCGATGCCGATGAAGGCACGGCCGTCGATGTCGTCACGCAGGACGGGCGGGCGGGCGACACGCGGCTTGCGGCCGAGGTCGGTCGCCAGTTCCTTGCGGTTGGTCGAGGGCACGTTGTCGTACGCCTCCACGTCCGCGTCGCCGCGCCATCCAATGGCGACTTGGAACAGACCCTTGATGAGGTAGCCGTCCTCCGTGTAGCGGGCGAAGGGCATGCCGTTGAAGTCGAGTCCACGGCCAACGAACTGGCCGCTCATGCCACCGTACCACACCATGATACGGTCGCTCTCGAAGCCGTCGACCTGCTCGGACTTGAACGTGCCACCACCCACGTCGATGCCCGTGACCTTCGTCTCGCCGTCGAAGGTTACCTCGTCCACCTCGGACTCGGTGTCGGACGGGTCAGAGACCTTGTAGTCGGTGCCGCTGACCTTAATCTCGTCGTAGTCGCTGTCGTCGTAGTCGACGCCAGCCTCGTCCAGACGGTCCTGTGCGGCCTCGATGGCCTCGTCCGTGACCTCTCGGCCACGCACGTAGTTGGTGTTGTCGCCCGCCTGCGCCATGCGGATGGTGTCGTTGTACTCGGACGTGGTTTCGAAGCCGTCGGGAATGTTGCGGTTCCGCCAGACGGTGCCGTCGCCAACGACCTCGGCATCCTCGTAGACGACACCGAACGAGGCACCAGTCTGCTCGACACCATCATCGATGTCAGCGCCCGTCACGAGGTCCACGATGTCGCCCTCGATGACCGTGGTCGGGTGCTGCGTGACCTGCGGGTAGTAGGTGAATTCGTCGTTCTCTGCGTCAGCGTCGGCGTCCGCGTCAGCGGACTCGGATTCTGCTTGGGACATTGTTTCGCGTTAGTAACGAAGGCCCCGACCCGTATAAGGGTTCTGGTTCTGCCTTTTCCACTGCCCGACTCGAACGCGTCTTTGGTTCGAGTCAAGCCGAGGGGCGCTTCGTACCTATACGTAGGGGATACTCACGTATAAGGCTTTCGATATTCATATCAGTAATAATCGACCGTCAAAAAAAGTTAACTCACTGATGTGGGCCGTGGACGGCTTGACGCCTGTAGTTTGTCGTGAACATTAGTGCGACCATGACCCCCACAGCGGCCGTGAAGGCGGGACCGACAGCGAACTGCGTGCCCGCCACCGCGCCCACGAGGCCGCCCACTACCACGTTCCGTGTAAGTTGTCGGAGGGTGTTCATACACCCGCACCCCCCATTACATGAACAATTTTGCTCGTACAGTTCTTGCACGCCCCCATCCCTCCAATGGAGTATTTTGTCCCCGACGAGAGTTGCGAATTAAACACCTGCTTTGGCTTTCCTTTGTACAGGTCACCGCAGCGGTCACACTTGAATGCTTCCGACATTGTTACATCGCATCCGTCAGTTCGGGCTGCCCGTGCAGTAACTCGCTGGACAGTTCCTTGATGCAGATGTACTCCTGTGCGGCGTTCGGTATCCACATGTCGCCCTCGTCAGCGCCGTCGTACCCCTCGTCAATGTAGGCCTCGGCCTGCGTCTTGCGACCGTCGCCACTGCGCAGCCAGTCCGTCTGAAGGACGGCCACGTCCGTGAACAGCGTCGCCTGCTTGCCCGCACTGGCCTCTTCGTTCAACGTGCCGATGGCTACTTGGTTGGCGTTCCCGCCGCTGAAACCCCAGTCCTCCGTGAACGAAGACCAGTTCGTCGTGATGATACAGTCGACCTCACCACCGTCGAGGGCGCTGTCTTCACCACGGGACTCTGCTCGTGCCCGTACGTACTGAAGGACACGCTCGGCAACGCCGTTACGGTCCAGCCACGTGGGGGCGGAGCCGTTGGAACTGATAATGTCTTCGAACTGACCGTCGTCGTAAATGCTCTGGTAATTCACTGTATTAGTGTTGAGGGGGTCTACTTGTATAAGGCTTGTGTTTCGTACGTGTCAAAAAAATCGCCAGAATTCTAATTAGGGCCTGTTGTTCTCGTAATACTCGTCGTCTTCGTCGTCATCGGGCGTGCCGCCCACGGCCGCGGCACTATGCGACTCGATGACGTATACCTCGTCGTAGTCTTTCGGACTATCGCCCTCAGCGATGTCCGATGGCTGGCCATCGGCCGAAGCGTCTTTGTCCTTGATCATGTTAGAACATCTCCATCAGTTCGTCCAGTTCTTCGTCCGTGACCGACTGCACCGTGGCCACGTTGTCAAAGTTGAACAGCGCCGTCTCTTCACCGTCGCCGTCGAACGTGTGAAGGCGGTTATCGTCAAGTTCGTAGTGTTCGGTGTCGGGAAGGACGTGCGGCTCTTCCGTTGAAACAACAATGTAGGGCATTCCAATTAGACAGAGGGGATGCCTACGTAAAAGTCTTGCGACTCGTAGCCGTGCGCACGAGTGGCAAGGCTACAGAGTTTCGTTTCTACAGCGTCGAGTCACCGCAGGTACAGTCGTCGCAGTCGAGACAGCCACCACAGCCCTCGCAGGCCGCGTGGTCACTTCCGTCGCCGTACAGGTCGTCCATCGTTGTATCAACCATCTCTACAGTAGTAAAGGGGCTACCCACGTAAAAGAGTTTCGAAGACTGCTAAATAAAAAAGTCGGCTACGTTACTCGACCGTCACGTTCACGCCCGTGTTAGCGTCGGGCGTTAGTTCGGCCGTGATATCGTCGTCGCCCTCGTACTCGACACCACCGCGGTTGCCCGTCGACGGGTCGGGACCACCACCGCCTGAGTGCGCCTGTGCGCCGCCTGACGCGGTTTTTGTGCTGTCGTCGGCATCGAACCATGCTGCGGAACGAAGCGCCTCTGCGCCGCCCTCAAGGACGTTCTCGACCAGCCCATAGCCGCCGTCGCCGTCGGGTGCCAGTGGGAGCATCCACTGCCAGTCGGTAACGTCCATCTTCGTACCGTCGATGTCCGAGGGCTTGAAGCCGTTCAGCGCCATCAGTTGCAGCGCGGGGTTGCCGACCATCCACTGCGGGTTCGACAGCGGATGCTCGTACATCTCCCCGTCTGGGGCTTGGAAATGGACGACGAACGCGCTCGTGTCTGCTGCCATCTTTGGCTGTATGTCACGGTACTCCAGCGTCTTCACGTGGCCGAGTGGAACGTTTAACATGTATCCTCCACGACAACTACTTCGATGTACCCACCATCGTCGTTCGTGCCTTCATCTATCTTCCGCGCCGTCAGTTCGCTACGGCCAACCCCCATGACGCGAGCGTGTCGGCCTTTGGCCGCAGACATCATCTCATTGACGCTGTGCGACAGCGTGGGTGCACCAGCCATCTCGTTGGTGTTGACACGGTAGACGCGACTACTACGCGACTGCGGGTGTGCTGCGGGGTGCAGATGGACTTCATCATGGTAGAAGTCCAGTTTTCTGTCACTCATGTTAGTCGTTGTAGACGATGTTGTCGTTGCTGTTCAGCGCCCACTCGCCCTGCTTGAACGCGTCACAGTTCGACCAGATGCGGTCGGACTCCCTATGAGACATGCGGCCGCCGAACCAGAACGTCAGCGCGGTCCGAATCTCGTAGATGGTGGCCGTGGTCTTCACGGCGTGCTTAATCTCCGTGGCCTTCGGCGGCACGCCCTTCTCGGTCAGGCGCTCTCGCACGTCGTCAAGGTAGGCCTCGTCGTACAGGAGTCGGTTCTTCGGTGCGTCCATCATCTTTTTTTCTTCTGACATCGTGTTTAGGTAGTGGGTGTACGGGTATTTAAGGCTTGTTATTCGTCGCGGGCGAGCCACGCATGGCACTCCACGCACTCTTTCGGCGGCGTGTCGTCAGCGGACTGGTGGCCTTCACCGCACTCGGGACAGGTCCAGTCGTACAGTTCAGGGCCGCCATTGTTGGACTCGGCGTCATGAACTTCGAGGACGTAATCGAAGTGGCTGCTGTGCGTGATGTGGTCACGCTCCCACCACGTCACGGCCTCCTTCTCACCGCTGCGCTTCACGTCGCTGTTCCACACGTTCACGGCCTCGTAGCCGCTGTGCAGCCTACTGGCGGGCCGCACGATAAGGTAGTTGTTCTGCCTCGCTGCCAGTTCGTCTATGATTTTGTCTCCGTCTCCCATCGTGTGTTTAACGAGTGGGGCTACGGGTATAAAAGACTTTCGCCATAACAGTTGGTAATAATCAACTGCCAAATAAAAAAAGTCAGAAATTCTAATTAGGACCCCACTGGCCCTACTTGTCGAAGTCGGCCTCGATGTCCACCGACGCTTTAAACCAGTCCTCGAACAGATGTTCGTTTCGCTCAATCAACATCTTTGCCGAGGTGTCGAGGACGTAGGAGTGACACCAGTCGTCCTTGCTGCGCATGCCACGTCCGACGGCCTGCTGTAGCGCGATGGATGCCTTGTTGGCGTACCAGTTCCAGTCGTTCAGTTCGTTGACACGGTACGACTCACGCTTTGCGCCGAGGTACGGGTAGGCACACTTGGCGATGACTTGCCAGCGCGCTGCGTCGTCGTCCAGACTAATGCCCTCGTCCATCGCAACGGACAGGAATATCTGCCCGCCACGGTCGTCCTGAAAGCCTTTCTGCGACACCTCAGCGTCCAGCCACGCGTCCAGAGAGCCTTCGCGGTCGTCAGGGTCTTGGATGGTTGTGCGCTCCCGCACGTCGGCGCTCAGGGCGTTGTAGAGACGGTCAGCGATTTTGTACGAGTGGCAGTGAATGAAGCCGCGCTTGCCACTGTGGTACTCCGACAGTTCGCCGATTTTGTCGGCCATCTTCGGAATGGTTTCGTCGCGCTCGCCCATCGTCATTTTGCCGACGGCCTCGTCAGTGTACACGCCACGTCGCTCGGGCGGGAACGTCGACGACACTTCGACCTCGCCGACCTGACGGTTTTCTCGATTCGCGCCACGCGACGAATCGTTCACAGAGACTTCGCCACGCGAAGTCTCGGAGTCCAGCCCGACCTCCTTGAGGAAGCCGCCCTTGGGAATGGTTGCCGAGGACAGGACGACCTTGTTCCCCTGCGACCAGAGGAAGCGGTCGAGGAAGCGCCCGACGAAAATCGGGTTAAACTCGACGGACCAGTCGCCGTCGTCCTTGTCGGTCTCGGCGACCCAGTAGTGGTCCTCCACGTCCCCGAGGAAGTTCTGCACTTTGCGCTCGAAGTCCTGTAGGTCGTCGCGGTCTTGGGTCTCGCTCTCCGTTAGTTCGGGCCTGCCTTCGAGACGGTCGAGTTTTCGCTGGACCTTTACCATCACTTCATTGCGCACCCACTCGGCCAGCCTCTCCACGTCGTCGGTCTTGGGCGGTGCCACGATGTCGTCGTACACGACGGGGATGGTGCGCCAGTTCACTGTCACGCCGACGAAGCCGAGAGCGAAGTCCTCAATCTTCTGACACTCGTCCACGACAACTAACTCCCGCTCGGCGAGGCCGTGTTCGGCGGGTATCATAGAGTTAGCCATGAGGTACGACAGGTTCGTGACAACTTCGGGGTGCTGCTGTGCGACGTGCCTGCGGCCGTAGTATTCACAGCCACCGCTCGTGTGGGCTACGTCCTTGTGTTCGCAGTCGAAGTCGCTCACGCGCTGACAGACGGCCTTGTCGACGGGCGCACCGCGGTCCTGTCGGTGGACGCACGAGTAGTTGTTCTTGCCCTTGAGCGTGACTATCTCGTCGCTGATGAATTTGTCGTTGTCCACTTGGTCGATAAGCGCGTTCAGCGGCGTCGAAAAGAACGCGTCTTTCTCGAATTCGTTGGACAGAGTGGCCATGACGGCATGGAGAATTAGCGACTTACCAGCGCCCGTCGGTGCCGACAGCGTGACCACGGCATTGTCCTCGACGTAGAGGCTGTTGAGGATGCCGATAACGGCCTCTTTCTGGTTCTCCCGATATTCGGGGGCGGGCCATATCTCGTCAACGGCGGCCGCGATGCAGGAGTCGATACCCACGCCGTCAGCTTCCGCTGCGTACTCTGAAACGATGTGTTCTTTGAATTCGGCACTGCTGAGAGGGTCAGTGCCCTCGTTCAGCGAGCCGAACATGTTGCTTCCCATCACGTATTGACCAATGGCCTACGGGTATAAAAGAGTTTCGAACCGCTCGCCAAATAAAAAACCGCCTGACAGGCCTACGGGCTGAAGCGCAGGTACGACTCGATGTCGGCACGCGGGTCTCGCTCCCACCCGCACGGGATATGCTCGCCATCGCTCACCGTGTACGGTTGTTCATCCTCGTGGCCAGTGTCCGTGACGTGGGCCGCACCGATGTGGTCGCTCTCTTCGATGGCCTTGACGGCGGCCTTGGGTGTGGGCGGAATCTGGTTGTCTTCCAGTTCCTCCCGCGTGAGACCGCGGTCCTCTGCGGGCTGCGTGACACGGTCACGTTCGAGACGCTCGGCCGCGTCGTTGCCCTCTTCCACCCACGCGTAGTGCGTGCCGTCGACCTGACTGTGGTTGCAGTCGGGTAACTGTTTCATGCAAGACTCAGCGACGCTCGTGTTGTGTGCAGCGACGATGATGTCGTCGCCGAACTTGTCTTCTACGAAGTCGTCGGCCGCCTCTTCGACAATGTACTCGTCGTCACGAACGAAGGCGACGCCGATGTCATCGTTGAACGCCCTCCAGCCGTCGGGCGTGTCAAAGTGTGCTGCGGGGTCATCTCCCGCGTACGCAGACGCACTGACGTACAGGTCTCGATGGTCCTCCACCGACTTGATGACGGCACCGAAAGAGATGGTGCTGCTATCTATCTGCTCGTTGAGGTACTCTTTCGCCTCACCCACGTCCATCGGGTCGTTGTCTTCCAGTCCCGCGACTATCTCGTCGGCGTCGACGGTCTCGACAGTCTGCGGGCACAGCGCCGTGATGTCGAGTGGGCTGGCCATGTCGCTGTCGAACACGTAGTCGTCCTGAACGTCCGCCCACGTGTCTGCCTGTGCGTTGTCCAGCATCTTACTGACGGTATCGGACATCGTGAATAGGCGTTAGATGCCCATTGGTATAAACCTGTCGTTTCAGAAAATGACAAATAAAAAAAGCCAGAATATCGATTAGACCCCTACTCGTCGTCCTGCTCGCACCGCGGCTCGACCCACGGGTCGGGAACGTCGGCTTCAAGGTCAAAGCCATCGGACTCACTACGGTTCACTGCTCTGGCCCGTAGAAGTCAATCTCGTCATCACGTCCTGCGGCTCGCCCGTCCAGCCAGTGGGCATGTCGGTTTCTTCGATGCGGGTCTGCACATCGGTGTCGAAGTCGAGTGCCACGTACAGGTCTTCAGGCGAGCCGTCCCACGGAATTTCGATGACAGTGTTCTCGAACTGCGGGTTGAGGTGTTTTTGCGCCTCTTCCTCGGTCGCAGGGTCTTCGGCCGCGTCTTCTGCGAACATGCCAGTCTGTGCCATCGTGGCCATCAACATTCCCGCAGCGAATCCCTCTGCACGGGCCTGTTCGACGGCATCCTCGGTGTCGTGGTCGAACGGCTGCTCGGCACTGTCGTGGAAGATGCGCCGCATCCGCGTTTTGGCCAGTTCATCGTCCATCTGTACGTACACGTCTTCAAGGTCGGCTCGGTCGACGGTCAACTTTTCAGACATTACACTTCGGTAGAAGGGATACCCACGTAAAAGACTTTCGTCTCGACGGCAGAAATTGGAATTAGGCCCGCCCACGCGTACGCGGAATGTACTCTTACAACTACGCGCGAGATAACTGACACGTATATCGGTGGGTTTATACCAGTACGGTGCATTGCTTCAATCGCAATGAGACGACACGACTACCGTGGCCGAAGCAACATCGAATTCGGTGCCGAGACAAGTGCTGGTTCCCTCTCCAAGGAGGAGTCGAAAGAACTGTGCCGTGAGATGGAGGCCCACCGCGCACGGCCAAACATGCGCGTTGACGTGCGCATCGAGACGAGTCGTCACTCCCTTGAGGGCGTTGTTGAGGACTGGGGGCTGAACTACCCGAACTTCTTGTTTGACGACGGGCGGCGTGCTTTTCTCGTGCCTGCCGACGACGACGCTGACCTGCGTCTCCTGTTCAAGGACTCGTATCACACAGGCCCGCGCTCGCCGTCGGTCAAGTACCCTGTCGAAGAGGTGGAGGTCGACATCTATTGGCATCAGACGCCCGACTGTCCCGCCTGTGGCGACCCACTCACGATGGGCATGTGCGACTGGGACGTTCACGACCCCGACGGCCACATGAGTGGCTGGCTGTGCGAGAACGAGATTCCCGCCCGCGTCGAAGAAGGCATCTGGTAACATAACTGACTTTTTTTGACCTTCGATTATAACTAACAGTAATAACGTAACATTTATACCACTGTCGTGCATATGTTCAATCGCAATGGACGAAACCAGTGACGCGCTGTACGATGTCGAAAAGGGCGAAATGAGTGCGGCGACCTTCAACCCGTGCGCTGAAGGTATCCGCTGCGATGGCGACGAAGTGTGGTACACGGGTAACAGAGACGTTCGTGTCGAGCGTGAGCGACTCCTGTCGGCGCTGCGGGCACTCCGCGACAACGACATCGACTCGCTCACGCTCGGCGATGTCACGGCTGAAAAGCACACTGGTGCCAGACTCCGACTTAAGTTCGGGCGTTCGTCTCGGTCGTGTATTCTCACGGACGAACTGCGGCCCGACGGCAGTATGGAGCGCGGTGTGATTGAGTTCCTCGAACTGTTCGAGTAACGTAACTGACCTTTTTTTTATTTACCATTCAAAACACTTATTACCCTGTAGCTCTTTGCTTCAATCGTCATGTACGACAGCCGTGATGACGACAACGATGACGAGTCATCGCCTGACCGCGACAACGTTACCGAAGAGCGCGTCAAGAACAACCTGCCGCGACTCCACGGGTCGGAGGACGACGACACTGCCGTCGAGCGGATGCGCAGCATCCTCAACGACCTTGACGGCTCTCCTATGGCCGTCAGCAACGCGCTGATACCGCTTGAGGCGCATGACGTGGGTGACGTGCCTATCGATGCAAACCCGCGTGGGCGGGCGCTGGCGGACTCTGACATGGACTGTGACAACGGCTATCCCGAGTACGGTGGCTGTGTGGTCGAAGAAGACGAGCGCAGTGGGTGCATCATCATGTCTGACCCGCCGAACTGGGCGCTTGCGGGTGACACCCACATGTCCGTGGACGAAGGCACGTTCATCGATGACATCACGGAGTGGGCCTGATGGGCAACGCCGAATGTCCTGACTGCGGTAAGGTCAACGGTCCTGACGTGTACTACGACGGCGAAGTCGCGTGTTTCGAGTGCGGTTACACGCTCGGCTACGTCGAAGTCGCGTAGGTGTCTTTTTTTTTGACCACCGATTATAACTGAGACAAATATCGCAAGACTTATACCAATAGATCTCTTCTGTTCAATCGCAATGAGCGAAACTGTCGAGGTCAACGGCACCGAGGTCGAGGTCACTGAAACGCGCGACGGCTACGAGGCCGAGGCCATCACCGAGAAGGTGGCGAAGTTCACGGACGCGCACAACGACAGCATCACCGTCCCGCTGTCGGACGGCTTCGTCGTGGAGGCCGTGGACAGGAGCGGGCACAACGAGTACGTGGTCGGCGTGTACGAGCGCGTCAGCAGCACGCACAAGTCCGCTGGCAACCTGATTGACGACGATGATGTAACGTACGGCTACTACTTCAACGAGATGGAACTGACCGAAGAGTAAGCGAACTGACTTTTTTTGACCTGCCGATATAACTGATACTAATATCGATGCTTTTATACCACTGTCGTGCATGTGTTCAATCGTAATGGCCCACAACACTGCCGATGTCGTCCGCGACGAACTGCAAGAACTGGAAGAGGTCGAGACAGCCTTCATCAACGTCCAAGGCGACGTGTACGTCGAACTGGATGACATGACGAACGCCGAGCGCGCCATCACTGTCGGATTCGACCACGGCTGGACGCCGAACGGCATCATCGACACGGTGAAGCCCGCATTCCGCCTCAAGCCGCGCCACGCGTTCGAGTACGACCTGTAACGTAGCCGACTTTTTTTTATTTGCCAATCGCCGCAATCGACAGGTTTATACCAATAGCCCTCGTGTGTCCAAACACGATGCGAGTAACTGCCAACGGAATGAGCGAGTACCACAACGGAAACGAGGTCGGCCGCTGCGGCCGCGACGAAAACCGCGATGCTGTCTTCGTCCACTACCACGACGGCCTCCGCAAGTTCGATGAACCTGCGTGGATGATGGATACTGACGTGGAGTGGAAGGTCTCCGTGTCGGTCGACACCATCCTCGTCGCTGATAACGAGAACGGTCTCTACGCGGTCGACCGTGAAGCATTCAAAGACAACACAGTCGAACACGACGGTCGCACGCAGCACATCGCACGGGCCTCTGACGACTTCGTGACGCCCCTCGGCGACCTCGAAGACCACCTACAGGGCGGTCTCTGGATAACTCCCGAGAACGCCCACGGCGGCTACCACAAGGCCAAGAACGAGTCGTAACGCTTCGTACGATTCTCGAATCGACACGCTTTTATACCCGTATCCCCTTGCTTCAATCGCAATGGTAGACCTCAACGATGTCGCGGACACGCTGAACGAGTACAGCAGTAAGAATGACTACAAAGCGCTGTCGGGCTTCATCGACTGTACGAACGACAGAACCCCGAGCGCGTTGGGTGCGGGCGCGGCCAAGGAAGTCCTCGAAGAGCATGGTGCCATCATGGTCAAGGCGCGTATGATAGACGGTGCCATGCGCATGTGGTTCGCGGACCTTCAGCGTGAAGAGTATGAGGTCACTGAGACGCGAGAACGCTACACGTTCTAAGGGGCGTCTTTTTTTTGACATTCGATTATAACTGACAATCATATTACGAGCGAGTCGCAAGACTTATACCAATGGCTGCCATGTGTTCAATTGTAATGAGCGAAACAGCATACGTCTGCAAGAAGTACAAGTGTGCCGTCCGACAGCTTCCGTGCCCGCACTGCGGTGACGAAGACCACCCGAGTACGGAGGCCCTCTGATGGCTGACCTCTCGGACGAGGCGCCCGATTCGGTCGAGACGAGGGAGGCCTTGCCGACCGACATCATCGCTGACGGCACGGTCCGCGTGCGCAGCCTCGACAACGGTCAAGAGTGGGACGAACTGGTCACGGTCTACGAGCGCGACCTACAGGACACCGACGGCTCGACGCTGACGGTCGAGGACGCTGCCCGCCGCGTCGCCAAGAACCAGTGTTCGTTCCACTTGGTCGAGACGCTGGAGTGTGACCTGTCATGAACATGAACGTCGGAGCCATCTATGTGGACCTGTTCACGGGCCATCCTGTCGTCGTGACGGGCGTGGAGTCCGCGGGCGAGCAAACCTATGCTGAGGTGGAGTTTGTACTCACGGGCAAGTACGGTGTAAGAAACACCGCTGACCTCGGTCGACGGCTGTAATTAACCGCGAACGGTTACGTCGCGCTTCTCTTCCGTGGCCTTCGCGCCTCGCGCAAAGGCGACGCGCCGAAGACTCCGAAACACTTATCCGTCCGCCTCTCCTATACTATAGTAGGGAGGGCGTGAGGATGCTGGTTTCTAAGTTCTTGACGGTGCAGTGTGTTACTCGTTGTCGTACTACTGTGTCTCTGCTGTGTTATTGTGTGTCGTAGTGAGTGTACATCGAAAGCCTTATACCAATAGCTCTCGTGTGTCCAATTGCAATGGGAGCCGACAACCACGTCACGACCGTGCCGACCAACGCCGAGAACAATGACGTTCGAATGCTGAACAGTTCACCGCTCGACTCGCTCGAAGGTGTCGAGGCCGCGTTCGACTACCTCAACGAAGACTACAATGACGGCTTCATCGGCCGCAGCATGGACGGAGAGCGCGTTATCATCATCTCGCGCTACCGTAGCCTTCAGCACATGAACGCGCTCCTCGACGCGTCACACGGCTCTGAGGGCATCCGTGTGGAGAACTTGACGGCCGCGAAGCACGGTGGCGAAGTGCGTACGAAGGTTGAGGTCGTGGGCGTATGAACGCCCACCTACAGAGTGCGAACACTGCGTCTTCGCACGAGGTCGTGGGCGTATGACTACGACCGTAGAGTACAAGAACGGCGTCACGGGCGAGTGGTACGTCAATAAGTTCCAGTCGGTTCGTGGTGCGGTGCTGTTCCAGCAGTCACTCGAAGCAGACGACATCGAGTGGCGTATCGCGCCGAACGACGTGGAAATTCCATCGTAAAAAAAGACGGCGGCCGTTTTTTTTTTGACGTGCGGGTATTACCGACGGTCATATCGATAGAGTTAAGTTTCTATTCTGTGTGAGCCAATACGCAATGAGAGAGATGGAGACAATCTGCGAGCAGTTGCACAACGAGCGCAAGCACGGGGGAGACATTATCTTGCTCGTCTTTGAGTGGTTTTGGAGCGGCGATGACGAAGAGGGTGAGCGGATTGTTCGGGCGTTCGGAAACGCGGAGCGCCTCGAAGAATTCAGACAGCATCGCAACGACCGCGACCTTGCGCAGATGCGTGTTCGGCTACAGTCGGTCGAACACTGAAAAAGGCCAGAAAATGCGATTAGGGGCCAGAATTTATCATTAGAGGGGGTGGGGGTAGGTCCTCCTCCCTCGGACCCGCCACTATGCGTCGTGGTAATATGCGTGAGAGTTATATCTCATTATGCGTGGCGGTAATATTACCGCTGAACATGGCCTATCAGCGATGCGCCGCGGTAATATACGCGGCGGTAATGCCGAAGACCGTGGAATATAGCTGGCGCTCATGATTCGGGCTTGAACTGACGTACGGGTTTGGGGTATATAAGTCTTTCGCCATCGGCTCTTACGTGCGTGCGGTATTGGTATGGGTCGGCCGCACTCGGTCGGCCGATGCCCGTGAGTGTTCCGATGTCTTCGACGGTCGCCTTAGCGAGCGCGAAGGCTACAGCACACTGGCATCGATTCTAAGCCCGCTCACGGCGTCGCTGTGCCATCGCAGTAGTGGGTCAATGGTTTTGGGCGTCTTACGGCCGAACGCTCACAGCAGGCCAGTGGGCGGTTCTAAGCCCGTGCGCGTAAAGGTATCTTACAGCTACGTGCGGGATAACCGACAGTAATAATCGAACCGTATAGAAACACTTATACCAATGCCGTCCCTCGTTCGAAACACGAAGGTGACCTCGCCCAAGTAACCCTTGAGGCGGGCGATTTTGCACGCCCCTCGGTTCCAAACTGGTGATTACAATGAGTGAAACCTTAGCAAACTGGGTAGAATCACACAAGTCCGATTATGCTGCGGTCTCCGAGCGTCTTAACGCCGTGCGGAATGTCGTCATGTACGGAACCCTCAAAGACGCGGCCGATGTCCTTGAAAAATCGTACATGTTCGCAGTGTTATCCATTCAAACCGAGTGCTCGCGGCATGAGTCAGCGTTTGTCGGCCACTACACTGGCGACTTAACGTGTAAGGAGGCGGCGTTAGAGACCGTCTACGGCGGTCACAAGTCGAATTGGATGGCGCGGACCTTCGAAAACAACGATTTCAAACAGCTTGTTCAGGCGGTTCGAAGTCACGCGAAAAACGGCCGTTGGGCGACTCTCCTCGACGTTATGACGGATAACGTTGTTGGCGTCGCCGAACGTAAAGCGTCGTTCATGCTGGCCATGTGCGGTTTCACGGAATTCATGTGCATTGACAGTAACGTCGGCCGTTACGGCGGTATTGACGCCGATACAGAGTTTTATTCGGCTGAAGCTTACTTCGATGCGTGTGAAACTATCCGTGAAAAAAGTGGCATTGATGGTTTTGCGCCCTTCCTCGTGCAGTGGGCGATTTACGACTTCGAACGCGGCGAGCATGCTCGTCACATGATCTATTTCAATGAAGTGTTGAAGTAGGCATGTGGCTTTTTTATGACTCCCGATTATAACTCACAGTAATACTGCGCCCCATCGAGGACGATGCGTCACAGTAATACTGGCTCATGCACGTACGGGCCGCGGTCCCACGTGCGTGCGGCTCAGTCCGAAACGAAAGCCTTATATGTAAGTGGTGCATCGGTTGATTCGCAATGGCAAAAAGCGTCACGCAGTTCGCAGTCTCGACGGTCGAACCGCGGTTCGGAATGAACAAGGACATGCTCCGCATCGCCTGTGATGACGGCTCGACGTACGTCTTCGAACGGCCACAAGGGTCGCCGCGATACCGTACGCACTCCCGCGTCGATGCCGACGGGAGTCGTGCGGTCTCACCGTCGCGCCTCCCCGCGGCCGTCGGGGCGTGTATGGACGGTCTCACGCAAAGCGGTCCGCACGGCGTCGATTCGTCGTCCTATTGGGTCAAGTAACCGCACAGCCGCTTTTTTTTGACTCACCGATATAACTGACAGTAATACTGCCTACGTGCGTACAGTGCTAACGCCCGCACGCGGGCGGTCGGCCGACGGGCATGCTGGCTGCTCCGATGTACACTCACGTCGATTCTACGGCCGTTCACGGCGTCGCTGTGCTATTTCTGCATGTGGTGAGTGGTTTTGGTCGTGTTTGGGTCGAACGCTCTTAGCTGCCAAGCTGCGGCGTCTAAGCCCGCCCGCGTAATCTATTCTTACAGCAAAAGACGACTTCGAAAGACTTATACGTAAGTGGTGCATCCGTTCAATCGCAATGGGAGACAACAACCACCTGACGGTTGTGCCGACGAATCACGAGGAAACCGAATCCGACGCTAATGACGAGGGTGACTACTGATGTCCCTTCGTTCCGAATTCGTCAAACAGCTTGACGCCGATTGGACGGTCGATATGGGCGTCCTCGTATGCCCGTGCGGGCATCGCATTGAGGACGACGGCCGATGCCCGAACGGCCACGAGTCACCCATTCCAGTCTGATTGACTCACTTTTTTTTCGGCTGCCGATATAACTGACAGTAATGACTACGGTCGTGGAGTCATACCGACAGACTTAAGTGTATAACGTTCGTCGTTGTTCACATGTCACGACTTTTCGGCCGATGCGCGGGTTGCCATGCTGTCACTGAATTGTACTACGTCGACAGTGTTACGGCGCGCTGCGAGCATTGTGCGCGGTCCGAGCGGCGTCGCTCGTACGATAATGTCGGTCGGCCGACGCTTCCGCACGACAGCTATAACCCGCGGACGGTGTATCAGATTGATGACATAGTGTCACAGATGTAGGTGACTTTTTTTGACGTGCGGATATTACTGAGACTAATACGTGCAGATTTTTGACGTGCGGGGGTCGGCGGTCGGCCGTGTGTCTACGGTCGTGGGTCTGTGAATGTGCGTGAGTCGCTGCGAGCGGGCGCTCACGAGGTTTTCGAAAACTGCGAGGGGTTTGGGGCGTTCGCAGTGAAAACAACTGTGAGACCGCTTGTGTGTCTTCTAAGCGATTATGTGCGTGGGTTATGATGGGGGAAGCGTAGTATGCGCTCGAATATTACCCACAGTTATACCCGTAATACCCACCAAATGGCCATGGCTCGCGTGCGGGCGCGACCCCAAAAGAGCCAGAAATTGGATTAGGGCCTGCGTACGCCCGTGAGAGGCCAAAATTTCTATTAGGGCGGGGGAGGGTGCGGGCGGGGTTGCACGCGCGAGGTATAACCCACAGTAATATGAGCTATTCGCATATGGGTATGGGTGCGATATGGGGCTAAGTAATTAACTCACATCTGAGTACACTACCGAGTTACGTAACTGAGTTACTACAGCAACTCGTAACTGAGTAAATAACTCGGTTCCGTAACTCGGTTGTAACTGGGTTACGTAACTGAGTTACTACAGCAA